TACCAACAAACAACCTGCTGTATGCTCATCGGTGTTTCCACAATGGATAAGTATATACTCAAAGCCAGGAACATCAAGAACATGCAACATACCAATATGTATGTGAGGAAATCTTTTCGTGTACCTTGCGTGATATCCTCCAACTTTTCTAAGACCCAGTTTATAATTACCGTCTGGGATTCTCGTTTCTCCAAGAACTTTTGTATCTCTTTTTTCATCTTCTAATGTATATGCTAAAAATTTTTTTTGAAAGAACATCCCATCTATATCGTTACCTTGTTCTATTGCTTCTAACAGCATTCCGTTAGTACTATCAGTACCACTAGAAAATCTAATTACTTCTAAATTCATTTATTTAATTATTACGGTTATATCAGCAACACTGCTAGTTGTTATTTTTAAATCATATTTTGATGAATCAAAATTTAAATTATCATCTAAAACAAGAGTAGTTTTAGGTGGCATATCTGTTCTTAGAATAGTGTAAACATTTGTTCCATCATCTAAGTGTAATAATATTTCATTTGATGTAGCAGTAGCTTTATTAGCTATAGTTATTTTTTTAATACCACCAGCGCGGTTCCCACCTTTAGTTATTAAAGTAGTTGTAGTTGGTGAAGATATATTTTTATATATTGCCATTATGCTAGTGTTAGTGTTATTGTTTTTGCTACAACTTTAGTACCTGAGCTATCTGTTACTGTCATAACAACGCTGTAAACTGGTTTACCTTTTACCAAAGTTGTTGTCAATGCTCCAAATGATATAGCATGATTAGCTGTGCCTGTTACGTTTGGTATTACCTTATTTTTATTAGATAATATCTCTGTTCTAAGGTAATCTATTTCATCTTGCATTTGTTGTAATTGATACAAGACTGGCCCAAGCATAGAAAGTTGCGAAACGTCATTTAAATACATATTTTCATCAAAGCTTTTTTTCATTTCATCAAAAGTATCTGCACTCACTAAGTCAGCGTCGCTACCTGTTTTTGAAAATATTCTTTCGTATTTTTTATTTGTTAATGCCATAATTTTAACTTGTTTGTACAGCGCTACCGCTAGTATGTCTTGTTGTGAAATCAAATTCAAATATAGTAGTTACATACCAATTTTGAGAACCACTTAAATCCGCGCTGGATTGAATTGTTATAGATAAATTTTGACCTATGGTTGCGTGAGTAGTATCATCAAACATAAAATGAACAATATCGTTGTCGTTACTACTTGTTACAGACACTGTTTCAGTTTCTATAATAGATTTTGAAAACACAGACGCACCTATATTTGATGTTTCTATACCCACAGTTAAATCTCCACTACCACTTGTAGTGCCAGGAAGCTTAACCATAACTTCTTTAACTTTTAAACTACATGGAGCTAAAAAATCAGTAATGGTATTACCATCAGACGTTTGTTCACTAGTACTTTGAGAACTTATTGGTATATAGTGCTTTGTTGTTCCTATATCATCAAAAAAGTTAGAACTAACAACTTGTAAATGTTTATTCTGTAAAGCAACCGTTCCAGTAGCATCAGGCAATGTTATTGTTTTACTTGAGCTAGTTGTATCTGCCGCTGTTAATGTAGTATTATAAGAATCATCAGTGGTTCCTTCAAATACAATGCCAGCACCAGTGTTATCTAAAAAACTTAATCCGGTACTACTTATTTTAGCTAATACAGCAGTGTCATCTAGAAATGTTATAGTACCTCCATCAGCGTTTATTTCCATAACACCAACAGCATCTAAATTAATATTACCATCAGCAACAAGATTCATATGTGCTGTGCTACCACCTCCATTTTCAAATGTCGTTAATGTTGTTTCTCCATCGTCTCTAGTTGCTATAGAAAAGTAATCTGATGAGTTGGCTGAACTTAAAAGTCTTATGTCTTCACCTTTATCATCTTGGCATTGCAATTCTAAACCAACATTATAATCACCACCCGTGACAACCCCTTTAATACCATAGCTATTCATCGTCCCATTACCATTAGCATGTGCTAAATTGAAGTTCATACCATACATATCCATCTGGCCAGCGTTATTAGTGGCATTATTACTCATGTCGAGTAATATCCCTTGAGCAGAAACAGTATTAGACGCGGCAACATCTCCAGATTTATCATAATCCAAATGGATCATAGCACTTCCCCCACCAGTTCTATTCATATCAGTTGTTTGGTCATCACCCCAACTAATCTTCATACCCCCTCCTGTATTTGTAATATCTGCTAATGGTGTATTTATAGCATAATGAGTTGTTAACGTCCTGCCGTCTATTTGTACTATGTCCTGAGTTATATTAGCAGCGTCGATATCTAAAGCGACTTGATCCGTATCATCATTATCAATTAATAAAGCTGCGTTACCAGAGGCAGATCCATTTTCTATTTCAACACCACCACCGTTTGCATCAGTAGAATCAAACTTAGTGAAACCATCTATGCTAAAAGTTAAATTAGCAGCATGACCAGGGCCATTATCCACAGTTGATATAGCTGTTTCCCCGTCTGCAGCAACACTTATATGAAAATAGTCTGTAGACGTATCACCACCTGGGTACATGTATAAATGAGATTCTGCTCCAGTTTCCGATGTAAACGAGTGGGAAATACCAGGGCTACTACCACTATTTATTAAATTAACTAAACGCTCACTTGGATAACTCATTGTAATATTCCCGTCAGCGACAAGATTTAAATGCCCTGCTGTAGCACCTCCATCTACAGTGGTTAACGTTGTTTCTCCATTTGCTCCAGTTTTTAACGAAAAATAATCATTAGTATCTGCTGAGCTTCTAAAATACAAATCATAACCACCATCTATTATAGTTTGATGTAAACCGTAAGTTGTCGCAGCTGTAGCTCCAGCACAAGAGTTTTTGATCGCATACTGTACATCACCACCTGATAAAATATTTTGTAGACCGTAATGTGTTATAGTACCTTGCGCGTTAGCATGCGTTAATATATTTTTTATCCCAAAGTAATTATGAGTTGTTCCAACGTCGTTTGTTGTAGTATCGTTTAAATCAACTGTTAGTCCTTTTATATTAACTTCACCTGATCCAGTTGTTACTGTTGATTTATCATAATCTATGTTAAAACCTTGAACTGTATGAGATCCAGCATAAGCGGCATTAACGTCTAATACATACGCGTTAAACATACTATTACTTACACTAATTACCGGGCTTTGTAATAAGTGACTACCGCTACTAGTTCCTTGATAAGTAAAGGTGGATTCTACATCAATTACGCTAGCACTACCATAAGTCAATATACCATTAGCTGTTGATCCGTTATAAGTTAAGTCAGCACCACCTAGTGTAGTGTTTTTTGTTACTTTACCATCTGAGTCAACTACAAGTACATTTTCTTCTGATGACGTTTCTAAGTTCTCAATATAAACTGTAGAACGAAACCTAGATATAAAATCCCATATATGTTGACCTATCCATTTCATTTTATAATCCTATTTCAAATCCAAAGTTTAATAGCATTAATCTAAATTTATTCTTACAACACGTATCATCCGTTTTACAAGCAGCACACCATTTTATCTCCCATATTGTTAACCACCCAAATCTGAATGTAAAATCTATTTTATTTTTTTTATTACTTGATTTCCAAGAATTTATCCAATTTACCATATTTTTATTTTTTGGTTCTTTATTATAATTACACGTTTATTGGTGAGCATAACATTTTTTGTTCTCATTCTCAGTTTTGTTCTTACATCTATCACCATTAGCTTTAGTAGCCGTGCATCTATATTCTTTTATACCATCACCATCTGTGTCACTACCATCTTTAAACTCTCTATGGTGAACACATAACCAAGTTTTTTCTGCCGTTTCAGTAGTCATAGCACATTTCTCACCGTTGGATCTAGTACCAGAACACCTGACTGTTTTAATACCTTTTTCTTCTTTTTCTTTCTTCTCTTTTTCTTTCTCCTCTTCTTTTTCTTTTTCTTCTAATAATTTTTTCTGTTCCTTTTCTTTTTTCTTTTCTTCAGCTCTTTTTTCTGCAGCAGCATCTTTAGCAGCTTCTAATTCTTCATCTTTAACGCCTAATTCCCAAGCATTCCAACCTAATAACATTGCTATACGCTCTAATACAGCGTGTTGACCCGTAATAGCTTCTTCTATATTATTTGCTTTATTTAATAATCTAGCTAAAGGTATGTTAGTCGCTGCTTCAATTATACTAGCCCATTTTTTAATTGTAGGATTTTCAACTCTTAAACCTAGTTCATCTGAAACACCCTTATTATATTGTTCTGTTTTAAAAGCGCTTACTATTTTTCTAATTTTACTACCAATTGGTGGAGATAAATTTACAAGCTCAAGAGCTATTTTACCAGTATCTTGTTGTCCATAGCCTTTATTAGACTGTATATCCCATTGTATAACAGTATTTTTAATAGTAGAAACTACAGCACCATATAAACCAGTACCTCTTAAAAATGAATCTAAAAGACCATTTGCTACTCTAGTTGTTTTATCATCAATTGCTTCTTCATCGTCACCCCATACCATAAAAGCTAAAGCACTTTGAAGTGATAAAAATATAGCATTTTGTACAGCTCCATAATATATTAATTTAGACACGTTAGTTTTCATATCACCTCTATTGTTAACAATATCAGATAAAGATTTCTTCGTTAATCTACCATATTGCATTGTGACATTTTGAAACGCTAATATTATACGACCAAGTGGTCCAGCTTGCTGTTGTGATACTAAATCCTCTCTTGATGACTGTTGAGTTTCTTCAGCAATTTCTTGCATATCTAACATAGCTTGATCACCGGCTTGTTTAGAAGACATGCCTTCTTTTATATATTTTTTATATCTGTTTCTATAAAACGAAGCTCCACCAAAAGCTATAGCAAAACTATCTGCTATTTGTGTAGGTAAAAAACCTTTTTGTAATAGATAATTAATAACAGTTCTAGGGCTATAACCATTATCAGCAAATGTTTGAGTTAATTCTGAAGCAGATACATCTGTTTGTAAACCTTTTCTTCTTTGCTTTAACTGTGGTGAATTAAATATCATTGCAAAATCTTTCCAAAACTGAGGTTGATTAGCGAACGCTGCTGAAGCTTTAAATAGATTATTATCTGACCAGTTAACAAAGTTTACTGTAGACATAGTTTGAAGCAGCGCAGATCTAGTATTAAAAAACATAATTGCACCGACAGATCCGTTTATCCATTCAGTAAATCTGTTCGTTACTTTATCTTGGCCGAAAGTTCTGTTAGTACCATTTTCCATACGGAAAAGTATATTTTCTAATGCGTCTCTAAAACCAGTACCATAAGCTGCCTCTATTTTATTTAAATTTTCTTGAGAAAATATTATATCTTTATTATCTAGCCATTCTTGTAAAAACTCTTGCCTACCAACTCTCTCTACTATATCTCTTAAGTCAAAAGATATATTTTCCATCATCCAATTATTACTAGGCTCAACATAACCTTCATTTCTACGACTTAAAGTTGATAAACCTTCTGCATAACCTTTTACATTAGCGTTTTGATTAACGTAAGCCACTAATTTTTTTTGTAGTGTTTTTGATATACCAGGTATTTCAAAACCTGCTTTATCCCATAAGTATACTCTTATAGCGGTATCTACAGTAAAGCTAGTACCAGGCACCTCTTTAGTTCGTTTAACTTTAGGAAATTGTTTTTTTAAAGCTTGGTACTCATTAACCATGTTTTGTTTATACGTATTCCATGATCTTATTCCTTGTGCAAAAGGTTTTAGTAAAGTTTTTTCAAAAAACCTCATATCAGCATCACCTTGTTTGCCTTTACCTAAGAAATAATATATTAAACCTTTAAAATCTTCAGCAGATGGTGGTATATAAAATCTAAATTTACCTATTTTAGCGCCTCTTTTTCTAGCCTCAGCAGATGAAAATACTTTTTTAGAACCTATTTTTTTCTTACGCTCAATTATATCATTAAACTCTGTATTAACATCTTTAGTTTCACCAGCAGCATCATCTTTAATAACTTTACTATACATAGTATTGTCACCAAGCTCAACTATTTTACCGTTTTCTTTTAACTTAGCCTGTACAACATTTGATTTTATATCAAGTTGACCTAATACGGCTTGAACCGCTTCAACGTTCTGTAAAGCGTCATCAACAAAATACATATCATTATAACCTTCAGCAAATTTATCTAACATCCATTGAGCTTTAGCATCTCCAGTACTATTACCTAAACCAGTTATATTTTCTATAGGTATATCTAAACCTTGTCCTTTTAAAAATTGCTGTATGGCAAACGCTGATTGAGCTGGTCTAGCTGTTAAAACAAACATATCTTTTGTTCCAAACTTATTAGCTCTATTTCTAGCTTTTTCAAGTAACGGACCTGGCGTGCCATCTACAACTTTATTAAATTCTGAGAAATCAAACTCAGCTCCTTTTTCTAATAAAGTATTACCTTGACTAGCAAACTCTTCAGCCGTTAATCTACCTTTGATATAACCATTTGAAAAGTCATTTATCTTGTTTACAAGATCTGTAGGCATTGGATCTCCTTGTTTTAAATTGTCAGTATTTACCTCTGCAAAGTTATTACCAAATTCTTCTTTAAATGCTTTTTTATTTTTTTGTACAGCCTTCCAATTACGTTCAACAATAAAATCTTTTAATGATCTTTCTTTTCTAGCTTTATTTCTTTCTAATGCTGTTTCTAAAGAACTTTCTACGTATAACATTTGAACGTCATATCCAGCATCTTTGTATTTTTGCATCTGAGTAAACATTGATACAGTACTTGCGCCAGTCCCGTCTACCACAACACCATCACCTCTTCCTTTAAATTTAGTAGCTTTACGTTGTGCTATATCTCTAGCCTCCCATTGTAAACTACCCCATTTACTCATTTGCTCTGGTGTAAAGTCTCTCATGTCAGTAGGCAATCCGCTGTTCTTAGCTAACCATTCTAGCGAAATATCTTGATTAACCATTTTATAACCTTGACCTTCTAAACCTAATTGCCTTACAACATTAGATTTGCCACTACCAGCACTACCTGCTAAGAATATAACTTTTCTACTAGTAGCTGGTAATCCTGTATCATTTTTAATTCTATATCTAACGCCTGATTTTGTCCTTGCTAAAGTATCATCAAAGTCAAAAGTAGACATACCTTTAACTTCAACGGGTTTGCTATACATAATATTATTGCTAAGTGCTACTAGTTTATTTCTAACAATACTAGTTTGTTTAGTTTTATCTAACTTTCTTAAACCATCCACATTTAAATCTTGTATAGCTTGTTTAGCTTCAGCTTTAGTTATTTTACCAGTTAATTGTAAAACTATAAGTTCATTTTGAAACTGAACAATAGAATCTGTTAATTCTCCTTTTACATTTACACCAAACATTTCTGTTATAGTTTTACCATTACTAAGCCAAGTATATTTATTTAAATTAATATATTCAGTAGTACCATCTTTCATTTTATGAGGTACAGCATATCTTATAACGGATACTAAACCTTGATCTAATTTAAGTTTACCACTAACTATTAAAGGTACAACCTCGCTCCAAAATACATCAGGCATTGTTTTGCCATAATTAACACCTACAGTAGTATCATCAGCATGCGATAAATTACCTTGGGACGCTACAGCTTCTATAACTGGCCAAATTTTATCTAAAGTACCAGTTCTAGCGCCCTCATATATTAAGGTTGCAATTAGTTTTTGAGGAGTAGAATGTTCTTCTATAACTTGAGTGTTTATATCAATTGATCCGTCAGGGTTTTTTATGATAAAATTAAAAGGTATATTTATTCTAGAAAATCCACCATTTTGATTATTAACAGTATCATTTATTATAGCAGCTAAAACCCAAGCATCATTCGGTTTTGGGTTTTTACCAGTTTTAAGACGTGATTCCCAAACTTTTCCAAAACGATATAAAATATTTAATCTTTCTTTACCATCTTTAATATTATATTCTTTAATGAAATCTTTATTTTGAACTCGTACTCCCTGTTTATTTGATGCAGATATAGCATTTCTTTTTTTGTATTTTTGATTACCACGTTTTTCGTTTATTCTACTTTCAAAAAACGGCTTAGCACCATAAACGCTACGCTGTATATTACCAGTGCTATTGTTTATTATTAAATCATAAAATTCAGGATTTGTTTCTAAAAAGCTATTAATTATGTTATCTAAATGCTGGCCCTGTGTTATATCTTTATTATATCTTGAGGCTATAGTCTCATCAAATATTTGACCTAAATCTTTTATTCTTGAATCTTTACCAACTTCTTGTATATCCATTGTAGCTCTTACCCTGTCGTATACCGCATATAAATCTGTCTGAGACATTTCTTTGAGTTTCTGACCTATTTGTTTAGCTTGACTTTCATTAGGAGTTACTTTATTATACATAACCTCCGACGTGCCATCTTTTAATTTAGCTATAATGTTTGCTGACTCTAATTTATTTTCTATAGCGTTTAGTCTCATTTCTTGGTTAGCAGCTAATTGAGACATTTGTATAATTAACTCCCTAATAGCTCCGTCAGCATCAGTACCTGATTGAAACGTACCATCTGGATTTATACCAAACGTGGCTAAAAATTGTTCTTTAGTTACGTTTTTTCTTTTATTTTGCGCTGCTTTTTGTCCTAGCTTTTTCTTAGCTCCTTCACCAACTTTCACTCTTCCGCTTTTAATGTAAAACGCTTCTAATAATGATTTAGAAATACCAACTGCTCTACCATCTCGATCTTGACCTTCTGGTAATGCTTCAAAAATTCTAGGATTAAATGAACCGTCTTCGTTTACTGATTTAGTAAATATATATTTTTGTGCAGCTTCTCTTTGCGTTCCATCTAAATTTTGTAAAGCTAATATTCTAAGTGGATCAACACCAAATTCTGCTGATATAGCATTCAATATTTCAAATAACGGACCTGTTGGTATTACAGCTTCTGATGATTTTTTTTGTTCTCCTTTTTCATTTTTTACGTTAGGATCAAACTCTTTTTCTATTAATAACTTTTTAATACTTTTATAAGTTAAACCATCTAATGGTATAGATGCGGTTGCTATAGTTTGCTTTATTACTGTTTTTGTGTTGTTAGGTAAATCTAACATTTCTATTACCATTATTAAATCATCAACAGTATTTTTAAGTTCTTTAGTTTCTTGTTTTGATAAATCAGCATTATCTATTCTATCTAATGCACTATCTTTTTCAGCAGCTATAACGTCAGCATAACTTTGCCCATCAGATGTTTGTCTATCTATAGATCGCTTATCTGTACCACCTTCTTTTTCAACGTAATCTTTTTGAACATCTTGTTTTGCATAATATAATATACCATTTTTTCCAAACAAATAACCTGCTGCACTTTCGTTTTCCTTAGGATCAAAGTTTTTTAACCATCTATCTTGAAGATTTTCTTTTACTTTTCTTATATAATCTTGCTGTACCTCTCTAGGTAAACCTTTAGGATCAAAATCGCCCTGTTCTTCTAATATTCTACTATCTAAAGAGTTTTTACCAGATTCCATAATATATTGCCATATAGCAACATTATCAACTTCACCCCTTTCTTTCCACTCTTTCTTATTATTATATTTTTTAGAACCATCCTCGTTTCTAGTATGCTTATCGTATTTATTTACGATCTCCGGATTACTAGCCATCCAATTGCTAGAGGCTTGGTAATACATTTGTAAGTCTCTCTTGTCTTTAGGTGTTTTAGCGTTTTTAAACATTTTACCCTCAGCGCCTTTTTCTAATAAATTAGCTAAAGCTTTAGTAGGTTTATGTTTTTTAATAGAGTAGCTGTAGTCTTTTAAAAAGTTTTCTATATCTTTAGTAGAATCAAATTTATAATCGTAGCCGTATCTGTTCATAGACCATCTTCTGAACATGTTACCCAGTTTGCTTAATATGCCTTCTTTTATAGTTAAATCACCTTTTACCAACATCTCTGCCGCAATAGCTAACGCTTCTTCGCCTTGTTTATTAGCATCATAACCCGCAACTCTAGCAAAAAATAAACTTTCAGCTGTTCCATCTTTAAATTTTAAGTTACCTTTAGATAACATTTCAGCCATTGATTCACCTAATACTTCTCGCATTTTAGAATCAGACTTTAAAGTATTAGCAAATAAAGCATGTGTAAATTCATGTGCTACTGTAGTCCACACTCCATCTTTTATAGCTTTTTGTTTATTTATAACTACTTTTAATTTTACTATTTCTCCAGTTTTACCATCGTATATAGGCACCATTTTACCATACGCATTAGTATTTAAAATATTTCCACCTATTCTAACGTTTGTTTCAAGAGAACCATTTATCGCTAATGCATCTTCAGCTTCTTGTTTATTCTTTTTCTCTTTATTAATAATATCATTTTGTTCTTTAATATTATTTTGTCTATCTTCTCTTATTTGTTTCTTTTCAAGTTTTTTAGCTTTTATTTTATCAACTTTTTCATTGATTAAATCTTTAATATTATTCTTTAATCTATTTACCGCACTTTCTTTTTGTTTTGTAGATAAGTTTTCTTTATTTAAAGTATCATTAATTTCTTTATTAGCTTCATCAATTTTTTTATTAGATTCAAGTTCTATATCTTTTATATCAGTGTTAACATCTTTGTTTTTATTTTTTGAATTTATCTTTATATTTTCTTTTGTTGTTTTTGCATCAATTATTTTTTGTTTAGAATCATTTATATCATTTTCAATTTCTTCTAAAGCTGCCTCACTTTTAGATGTTTCTTCTACTATTTTATCTAAATTATCCATTCCAGCTTCAACAAATTGTTCGTCAGTATTTGTTTCTATAATGTCTACTTCAATTTTACCAACACTTATTGCTACTAAATCATTATGATAATTCATAGATTTTTGATACTGTTCTTCAGCTTTTTTAGGATCTACTGTAGCTAATAACTTATTCTTTTCAACAGCTCTTTTATTAATACCATTTGTTATAGCTATTAATTTTTGAGCTTTCTGCTCTGAAGTTAAACTTTTATCTGAATTTATTTCTGTTACTCTTTTTCTAGCATCTATATCTTTTTGGTGTATATCAAGTAACTCACGTTTTTGCTCATTAGTCATTAAATCTACTTTAAACAAATCTTTACTTAACGCTTGATTAATATCTAAACCAATTTGCTCTATTTCTTTTTCAATTTTTTCTTTTTGTTTTGTAGATACTGATGCGTCATTAAGCTGTATCATTAATTTTTGTACTTTTTCACTCTGTTGAGCTAACCTTTGATTTGTTTCAGGGGATATAAATGCATCTAAAAAAGGTTTTTTAAACATTGCAGGGGCGTGTAACATAGACGACAAAAAAGCACCATTTATAAATGCCTCGTCTAAACCATCTGCTATGCTAACACCTTCAACACCAATCATAACGTCCATAAAGTTATTAGAAAATTCAGTCATAAACTCAGAAAAACCTTCCGACGCAAAATTTTTAGGATATTTTAACGCTTTGCTTAAAAGGTCTAATCTACCACCTTCAGAAACATCTAACTTACATGTTTTATTTATAGATTTTTTCATACCTTCTTTAGCATTCTTCATTGATCTTGGTCCAGTTTTACCAAAATAACCTAATGCTTTTAATTGACCAAAAGAAACTCTTTCAAAAAACGTTTCAGCCGCGCCAGATACTAAAGCACTACTAAACATTTCAAAGAAACTAAATTCTTGTCCATACATACCACCACTTTCTATCCAAAGTTCGTTCATTTTGTACTTTTGATCAAAATCGTCAGCATAAGCAATAGTACCCATTAACGCTGTAGCACCTCTCACTCCACCAATACCACCAGAACCTATCATCATCAGAACATAAGGTACGTTTTGAGTAAATCCAGTAAATAAATAATCTACTGCTGATCCTGCGTCATCAACATCTTCCCATCTAGTAGACAAACTTAAACTATTGTTCCATCTTTGAACTTTTTTGTCAACATCATCTCCTAGCCAATCACCAAACTCAGCTACGTCTTGTAGTAAACTATAACCTATACTACCTTTCTCGAAACCACCTAGTGTTTGTAATGTTCTAGATCCAGAAGACGCAATAGCAGCAGCTGATCCATAAAAAATATCAAATACAGATGTACCAAACATTGTAGCATAGTAAGTTCCTGTAGCGTGCTTTCTATCTGCTATATTCTTAGCTAAAGCATACTCATCTTCAGTACTTAATATAGTCATATATTCCTGTGTTATTTCTTCTTTTAACTTCTCGTAAGTAGGTATTGTTTCAGTTGCCAATAAATTATATTGATTTAAAAGACTGTTTCTTGCCAATCCCAACCCATTGAACTCATCTACAGCTTTTGGATTTTTTTTAAGCATATCCATCGCGCCTGGAGATTCTGGATCAATATTATATTTTTCCATTATCTTTTCTATTTCAACTTCCATGTTTTTATCAAAGTATTTTATTTCTTCTTCCAAATCTTTAAGGTTAACCGTGAGTTCTCCCATAGTTCCCTCTATTGCATTCATTTGATAAATTATCTTTGCTTTTTCTACACCAATATTTTCTAATTGTAAATCTATATCATCGCTAACATTATCAATTAATTTACCTTCACTAAAAAACTTAGCTGAAAACTTCGTGGCCTCTTCGTTTAATGCGTATTTTAATAGTTCAAGATCTTTATCTACACGCATTTGCTTGTCTACTTCGCTTTTTTTATCTTCTAAATAACCCTCTGTCTCATATAACGATTTAACTAAATTTTTAAATTTATCAGTATTAATTATAGCTTCTCTATCAGGTTGGCTAAGATCATCATCTATTTTTATTGATTTTGTAGAATCAATAGGAAAACCATCAGGATATTGTAGTTCAAGAATTGCTAGCGCTTTATTTTCATCATAACTACTACCATATTTTAAATACAAAAGTTCTTCGTCTCTCGTTGTGTAGTCTTCAAATATACTAGATTGAGTTAAATTAGGAAAATATGTCTTTGCGTGTTCTTTTCTAGCTTCTTTAACGTGGTCTTTTTCAAGATCTAGTATAGATGTATTAAGCACGTTGAGTATAAAACCTGCTTCGGTTTTTTCCATTTGTTTAGTTCTATCTAAAAAATCTAATAGCTCCGCGTCTGTAACTGTTACATCTGGGCCAGTTAAAAGGTCGTACACTTCTAATATATCTCGATTAATTTGAGATTTTGTTTTTTCATCAGCATTTTCCACAAGTGATATTATTTCATCAGGTGACATCCTCATGCTTATCATCATTTCGTATGTTAAAGAATCTTTACGTAATAATTCAATGTAATCATATGCACCCGCAACTCTCAAATGTGCTTCTTTTTTGTCTTCCTTCGTAATTCTGGTTTTAGCAAACTCTATATAATTTTCAGTCCAAGTATCAATATCTGCGTCATGATATTGTCCTGCGGTATTTAAAAAATTGTTAAATTTTGTAACAGCCTCTCTTACGTCTTCAATATTATAATTTAAAGTGTTTACACTTAAAGTAGCTTTTTCTTCCATTCTTTTCTTAGCACTTTCTTTCTGTTCAAGTAATGGTTCTAATTTTTTATTATAATCATTTAAAATTTTTTCGAATTGATCAAGAGTTGTTGCATTTCTAACTGAAAAACCTGCACTGCTAAAAGTTGGCTTTGGACCTAAATCTTCTAATTCTTTATCAACACGTTTTAATTCTTCTTCTAACAAATGTTCATAGTAATCTTGGGAATAAATTTCAACACCTTTACCCCCTTGGTTTATATAAAATCCACTTTTCATTAACAAACCACTAGCGGTTTCTACAAAATTAGATGAAGATAAATTAAATAAACGCTCATCAAAAACTGCTGCTTGGCCGTTTTTATCTAATACCATGCTATCTATAAGTTTCTTTTGATATTCTACACTTGCGGTAGATGATATTGGTATTGCATTAGGTGAAGAAAAGTAGTCTTGAACAAGTGGTAAATCTATAGTTTTTGTGTTTTCCTTCTCAACAAATTTATCATAATCAACAAACTCTGTTTGGTTATGAAAAGCATATAATTTTGAAGCTTCATCAACTTTTACAGGTTTAGATAATTTATATAACGTATCTGTTGCAGGGTTATAACCATGAGTTCCTGCAAATATTTTTTCTTTTACTTCTTTGTTTCTAAGATGAGTTTTTTCATCCCAAGTGTTTATAGTTCCAAATATTTCTTTTGATAAATAACCACTTTTAAAATATGCTCCTTCAGGCGTAATTTCTGTTTCATCATCCAAAACACTATATTCAGTATATTCCAAAAAACCTTGCTCCGAAATAATTTCTTCTTTAAAAGGATAATTAGCTAATTCAGATCTATAATTAAACCAATCAGCAGCATTTTCGTATGTTAAAATTTTATCTGGAGTTTGTATTGAAAAATCAAAGCCATCACCTATTATGTAGTCTTCAACTGACCCATCAGGTGCTATTTCATCTTCAATTTGGCTTGAAGGCTCAAGCTCAATATCAAAATCTTCTTCATATTTATCAAATAACAGCTCATTACCTTTAGTTGCTTCAAGATAGTTAGTGTCTTGTATTTTAATAAAGTCATCTGTGTTTTTAATAGTAGGTATGTTTTCGTACTCGCCATCAATGTTTTCAAAAGTATAACCTAATTCTTCAGCTACACTTTTTAAAACAAAATACTCCTTACCTTCTTTAGGTGTTTTTAATTTTACGTATTCTTGATTGTTATATTTATATGAATTAATAGGGGGAGGTAGATCTGTTTTAACTTCTTGATTTATAGTTAAATCTACCGGTTGAGTTTTTTCTTCTTTTTCTTTAGATACAGTAGTTTTTTTAGTATAACCTTTTACTTCATCAAAATTAGTAGTTGAATCTAGCATTAAAGTTGCCTTTAAACCTTTTTCTTTTAATTGATTTAAAAAATGATTTTCATTTTCTGGCAAAATTGTCATTAATTTACCATCAGATAATTTAAATATTTTACCTAATTTTCCAAAGTGTTTTCCAAAGTCCATACTGTTTCGTTAGTTACCCGTGTTTATATTCTTTATTTAAAGCGTGGTGGTGTTAGGATCGTATATGTTTAACGGTCCTTTTTTCTGATTATCGGTATTAATATTAGTATTTTCAGCTGTTACTGTATTTTTACTTGTGTTGATTCGTGCTTTTGGTAAATTTACATTATATTGTAATTGTAAAACATCCGTATAGTACTTTACCAAATATTCTTTAAGCATATCGCTATCTTGTATTAGCGCTTGTGTTATTTTAATAGCATCTTCAGGTGTTATAGGTGATTCCTTTGTTGGATCTAGTTCCTCAGCCTTTGCAGTTGATAAACCTAAATCCTCGTAAGTACCTTTAGACAAAGCTTCAGTCATGTGATCTTTAAAAGAATTTCCATTAATTAGTTTATGAGAAGCTAAAGAATGTAAACTAGCATCTGAATTATTTATAATTTGATTTATTTTATTTTGATGCTTAGCATAATCAAATTCTCCACCACTAGTTTCAGCAAGTTCAGTAACATTGTCTACTAAAGCTGTAATTGATTTTTGACTATCTCTATCTATTGTTTTTGCTTTAATCTCTTTTTTAAATTGATTTAATGGTATTTTACTACCATCACTAAAAATTAGATCAACCTTTCCATCATGGTTTACCTCATAAGTACCAGTACCATCTGTAAATTCTTTAATTTGATCGAAAATAAAATCATCTCCATCAAACTCCATTTCGTCTAAAGCTAATTCAGCAAGTTCGCTCTTAGCATCTACTACAGATAATTCTCCCTCTACCCTTTTTTTAGTATCATTCATTATATTATTTTGATCTGCAGGAGTATCGGCTAATATATATTCCTCTCTTAACGCTACTACTTCAGGATCTATTTTATCTTTAAAATCTTGCTCTTCATTTTCACCAACCTCTAAAGCGTCTTCCATTGAATCCTGAAACTCTTTTTTCTTTTCTTCATATTCTTTTTTTCTTTTCAAAAAAGTTCCAACACCAGTTTCCATACCTTTAGCCTGCGCTTTAGTTTGAGCGCCTTCAGCTGCTGCTGCCGCGCTTATTAACGATTGTCTAGATGCTTCTCTTTTATCTATTTTTTCTTCTGCCATAATTATAAAATATTAATTTATTCAGATCCAAATCCTAAATCGGGCCAGGAAGTATCTGCGGTAACGCCCTCCATACCACCAACATTAGCTGTTAATGCGTTCAAACCAGCATTCATACCTGATGATACCGCATCCATTTTAGCTTGCCTAGCCTGTGCTAATCTTTCGCTAGTACCACCCATTTTTTGTAATTGTAATCCCATTAAAGTTTCTGTTTGATCTCTTTGTTGATCTCTTGACATTATTTCACCTTGTCTCTCCATTGATTGTATTTGACCAGCTTGAGCCGCACGAGCTCTTTCATTAGCTGCTTCTTGCTGACCTATACTAGCTGAAGATTTTTGAGCTTGGATTTGTCCTTGTTGAGCTAGCGATTGTGCTAAACTAGCTATACCACTACCTCCAGCCGCACCTCTAAGATTTTCCATTATATTAGCTTGAGTTTGTTGAAACGATTCTCTTTCAAAATCAGCTTGTTGTTGATTAACAGTTAAGTCTTCCATAGTATTTTCCATGTTCAAATATGGATTACTAGTATCTATATTTTTATAAATATTTTCTAATTCTTTTTGCTTTCTTTTTTGTTTTCTTAGTATTCTTTTTTGTTTTTTCTCTTGTTTTCTCGCCTTCCTACCTTTAAAAATACTAGATCCTATATCAAAAAGACCTTTTCCTAAAGTTAATGCTGTTATTGGGTCCATATTGTTCTTTATTTGTTAATATTATAATTACATTTTTTAGTGGTTATTTACTACTTTCTGATATTTCACAGCTAGTAGCATACAGCTCTGCTTTTTCTTCAGAGTTGTTTTCAAATTTAGCAGAACCAAAATAGCCTAACAAAGAAGACATATTAGGATCATAACCCGAGTTACTAAATTTCTTTTTAAAGAAAATATAATTTTGTGTAGTAGGAGGTTCCACACTACTATTTGCATTAATAGTAATACTAGTAGTTGGTGTTACACCATCTTCTAAAAAAGCTTCTGTTATAGCGGTTATACTCCCTATTTCAACGTAATCTTCACTAGGATCGTTTATATTAAATCCTTTAATATCATCTAATACAGAATCATCATCATCAGAAGTCTTTATTATAGCATAATACGCTTTGTCACCAATCTGTAAAGATGGGTATACTTGTCTTGCGAATTGCATTGTTATATCTGGCATAATTTATTATTTTTAAGTGTCATAAGCTGGGTCTAAATCTAAAGTCATAGTAACGTCTTCAGTTCCCCATTTTTTAATTATTACATCCATTGTTAGAGTTAAAGTACCGCTACTTACGCCAGTTGCGGCTATATTGAATATCTCTATATGTGTACCCCCATTCCCAGCTACAGTAGATGCTCCATATTTAGAAACTGTATCTTTATATACGGAGTTAGTCCAACTAGAAGCGGTTGAATCAGTACTTGACCATTTTGGTAAAGTAGCATCTGCAACGCGCCAAATACTACTAGTCGCTGCTAAAGTATATGTTATTTTAAAACGATCTTTTGTACTATAATTAGTAACAACTGCATGCGTCCCACTAACAGCACCTGATATAGTATTTAATTCTGTACCAAATTTATTTACTCTACCAACGTATTTAACATTACCTGGATTAGTACAATGAGAAGACGTTAAAGCCAATTTCAATGTTGGGCTAATATGTTGTTTTATTGTAAAATTAGGTTTTATTTGATTTATATTAGAACCTAAAGTTGTTCCTGATTTAGGGTATATATTTATATCATACGTTTCTGATCGTATAAATTTTACATTAGAACTATTGCCAGCTGTAATATTGCCTGAAACAGTAAGTGTATTTGCTCCAGCTGGGTTTAGTACCGTAACCTTTATTATTTTACCACCTGTTATTTGACCCATTATGACTCTATCACCAACCGCTACACCAGCGTTACTTGTAACACTCATTGCTGTCGTATTAGACATTGCACCACTTAGCGTAGTACTTGCTGTAATATTCATTGGGAAATCTTGTAAAAACTCACAAAAACCAGATTTTATAATTGAAGATGTTATTGGTATTTTTTTATTAATAGCACTAATAGTACCATATGGAGTAAATGTTTTAGTATTACCGCTCACAATAGAACTTACACTATCACTGGATTTAGTTATCGTTAAGTCGAACTCAGCGCCTTCTGTTCCAAATATTTTTATAGGTCTAGTTTCTCCTAATTCAGAAACAATTGTATCACCGAAACTTACATGTGTAATTTCACTCTCTATTATTGGTAGTTCTACGGCTTTATACTCTATAAATACAGGTTGCTGACCTTCGATAAATGTGTTAACGTTACTTTTAAATATTACATCATAGTAATATGCTGTAGCTTTATTATTGCTATCCCTTGTTACGCTAGTTTGTTTTAATAAAACGTTTTTAACATTAAGTTTTTTTAAATAAGGTTTACTTGAAAAGAAATAATTTTCATTAGCCACGACTGATATCGTTGCAACTTTTGTTGATACATTTTTTTTTGCGTTACCTTTTATAATACTTGTAATAATATCTAAAACTCCATCTCGACCAACATTATTAGTTGTTGCTACTGTATTGTCACCAAAGCTAGTTACTGTAACAGACCCAAACTCATTTACATTTTTATCATCAATTAATTTTATATTAATATCAATATTTTGCTCTTCTACGCGCCAAACTTTAGCATCACCTAATATTCTTAGTTTTATTTTAGTATTTTTACTAAGAACAAAATCAGGTTTTAATGCAGCAAACACATAAACTTCGTTTCCAATTTTACCAGGAGTAGTTGTATCAAAAAACTCAACGGAGCTTATGTCATTTGGTAAGGTATTTATAGAAAAGTCAGATGCTGAAACAACATAATTATTTTTAGGCTTTATAATTAAAGTACCACCTTTCTCCATATTATTATTAAATATAGAGTCACCTATAGTTTCTATTATTTTGAATTTAGTTACTGTATAATTAGTCATTTTTTTTAATTTTAATCTAGTATATCAGTTGGTTCTTGATCTGTAATTTCTTGATCTCCATTTGGCCCAAATTTCCAATCTAAGTTCACTTGTACACCTAAAGGTCCAGTGTATGAATCGTTTATATCGTTTTCACCTGTACCTATTGTACCTTCTGTAGTAATTTGACCATCTCCATCATGAAATCCAGGTTTCCAATCTACTAATGGCACATCTGCCGGGTCAGGGTTAATATAATCACCAGTTAAAGTTATAGTTTTTGTCCCTTTGTTGCTGCTTGTATCCTCAACTATCAATTGGAATGTGTCACCAATAAATACACTGGTTTCAAAAGCGCCTGAACCTGCCGCATTAGAAAACATGCTAGAATTCATAGCATTTTTAAATTCATATTCATAAATATTACTTCCTTCAACTCTATAAGCCCTCAATTCTAGATTATTAAAACCTGATTCAGCATACGTAGTTGTGTCAAGAAATTCGAATGTTGGTAAAGCGGCTCCATTTTTCATAATAGTAACATATAAATATTCTAAACCATCTTCATCTGTAAACGGTGCTATACCATTATAAATAAATTCAATTGTAATTCCATGATAATATCTTAAAGACTGAGAGTTGTAAATTTCAGCTAATTCAGGATAAAGATCACCAAATCCACTCCAATTGCCTCCTGTTATATTATAACTATCCCAGTCCCACATAGGAATAGTACTACCATCGTCTTGAGGCATTTGATAATTAACCGTATTTTCAACAAGTTCAATTTCAGCAGTGTTTTCGTCAGCTTCATTTGTTACAGGATCAATAGTAGGTTGGGGTACTTCTATTTCTAATATAGCCTGCGATTGTTCAAATCCTTCACCTATTAATAGTGGAAAACCTATTCCCTGTACACTAAACTCACTAGAATTTACATAATCGCTTATATCACCAGATGTGTCAACGGTACCCGTTATAAAATTAAACCATTTACCTTCTTTTTCTAAAAACTCTTTTACTTTACCAGATTGAGTATTTGTATTAAACGCATTTACATACCAACCATTTTTTCCTTCTATATTATAATATTCCCCATCACCACCATACGACGTACTTGTGTTTTCTAAAACTCTACTCTGTGTACCTTCGTAGTTTACAGCTTTAAAAGATTTTACTACACTAGGCATATCATTAAATATGACTTCTATAGTTGATTTAAATTCATCAATTGTATAAAAATTATTTCTCGTTTCATTAGCATTATGCAGCCAAATTTTACTACTCGCGGCTATATAGTTTTGAGCATTTAAAGACTGTTCTATAGTAGGTGTTGTAAAATATTTACCACTTACAGAAACACCACAATTAGGTAGAAAAGATTTAAAACTAACCCAAGCTTTACCCCCTTCATTAAAACTTACAGTTGTAGAATTTTTTTGAGATTCCTCATTAAAATTAAGAGTAGCATTGTATTCACCGTTTTCAGCATCAAAAGTACCTACTATAGAACTACAGTCTCGTAAATTTTCTCTAAAATATGTTTTCATGCCAACATTGGATATAGGTGTTAAACCATCTCCAGATAATCTTAATACAGCACCTCTTTGTTTATCTGTAAAATACATTCTATATTGATCAACAGCTAATGATTCTGGATTTTTAGATATACCATAATCCCCGGCGAATGGTATTGTTTGCCCAAGAACTCTATTTGTAGCTGTTAATTGTGGATTACCATCAGCATTAAATACAGCGTCTTTATTTGCTAATACTTTTAAAACTTTATCTTCACAGAAGGTAACCAAGTTTGTGTCTCTTGTTTTTAAAGCCTGTATAGAGCCATAAATTGGATTTAAATTTTTAGTTATTTTTTGTCCCATACTGAACTCATTTAAACCATTAACACTAGATATAGCGTTATATAGCTCAGAAGAGTGTATTAATCCACTACCTATAGTTTCTTCTTTATAATCTAAAAACGTAGATGAAGCTTTTATACCATTATCAATAGTTGGCGCGTTAAAATCATCTCTTATTCTATCTGATTCCACACCATTACCAAATGAATAACAATTAAACCAGTTTAAATCAACTTCATACTTCCATACCTCAGGATCTATTTCAAAAAAACCTGTTGTTTCTATACCTGTTAAAACTAATGATTCTTCGTTGTATGCTATTCCCTCAACTTCTTCTTTAAAATGTTGATTAATAGCAAAAAGCGTTCCAAATGACCCAAAATCAACTTGAAAACATATAAAACTCCCAGGTTTAACAAAAGTTCCCCTTAATTCCATTCCAACTTGAAGCGGTGATGGAGTTTGAGCAAAGAAATAACCTCTAGGTTGCCCATCGTTTATGACGTTAAATGTCGCACCACTATCAATTGTGTCTCTATATGATGGACTTATATTGTTTGTTTTATCAAAAGGAGCTATCGAGTTAACCGCTAAATGATCTATTATTTTTGATCTAGTTATTAAACCATTTGGATGTGTGAATGTTATAAAGTCATCTATAGCTGGGTAATTTCTTGTATATATTTCATTTACATCATTAATACTTGGAAAAGTAATCAAATTATTAGCAGCGAACGCATTATCATTATTATGCGCTATCATAATACCTCTATTACCTATAGTTTTACACACGTAAGCAAATATACTACTAAAACCATAATCTAAACCACTATTTATATTTACTTCTACAGTTTGATCTGGACCAATCTTTCTAGAAAGAATATCTACTGTACTAGCTAATTTAGCTTTTTCTAATAATAAGGAATTAGAAGGTTGAGCATAAATTTGTATGTTATTTTCTTTTAAGTTCATTGGTATAGCCCCGCTAGCCTCATAGTATATATCTATATCCATGTCTTTTTTAGGTTCGGTTTCCCAACAAGCTTTATCAGTTCTTATAGAGTCTTCGATTAATTCACTTTCATTTAATTCCGTTACAAACTCTATTGTAAAATTACCTATACCATCACTTCCAACATAACCTCTAGGATCAAACTCACTATAATCTATACCAACTGGCGAGCCATTATCATACATTTCTCCACCAAAAGTATCTAATCTCACAAATCTAACAACTATTGAGTGTCTTTTAGCAACTAAATCATCGGGATAATTATCTGTGTGATAATTTATACTATCTATAGATATTTCTCCATTAAATATAGCAGCTTGATTTTCCGGTGCATTTGGGTTAACAAGTTGTGTATTTGCTATTATCTTGTAAACAGTTTGATCTGCATCCTCTTGAAATCTAAAACATTGACCAACACTTTGCATTCTTGATTTGAACTCTTGTTCGTTACTAGTGGCGGTACCAAAACCACTTGTCTCCCCAACTACAGAAAAACAAAATTGATTGTAAGTACCTGAACTACCTGAGCCTTGTGAGAACCCAGGCGGTAAATAGTTTTTTGTTTGTTGCTCCGGGTTGTTTCCCGGTCCATAAGGAACACCGCCATAAACGTAAGAGTTCGAACCAATATAACTAAACCCATTTATCCAATCTTCTCCTGCATAAAACTGGTCGTTAAACCATAAACTTACTGGTAATCTAGGAGGATCTCCCGGATCATAATTACCAGGAGCGTCAACTTCGTAGTCTGGATGTTCTGCTACGTAAGGATTTCTAGAATCAAAGCGGCTTGGGAGATCTACGAGTATATCATTTTCAACTCCACCAAAACCAATTCCAAGCGATACTGACTCTACTTTATTCCACCCACGGAAAGCAGGTATAGCATCAATAAATATTTTAGGGGCATTTCCTTCTGAAACTTGTGTATTGTGCCAGTTCCAAAAATCTTGAGTTCTACTATTACCATTAATGCCACCGTCCCAAATAAAAGATGGTACCACACCAGAACCAGTTTCAGTAAGACCCCAATCATTATTTCCTCCAGCAAGGTTAACAGCTTGGACAGCGCTATAATAATTGTCAATTGAATCTTCAGTATAATTTGCAATATTAAATCCGCTTGGAAAACCATCCATTCCAGTTTGTAATATAAAAGCGTCATTTTCAGGTTTGTTGGTTATATAACCTACTTTAGTGCTCATTTCCGGTTGCCATTGAGTACCAGAAGTAGAAGACGCTACGTATTCAGTTAGTATTGGATCTTTTTCTATTTTTACAAAAAATCTACCGTCAAATTCTGGTTTATTTTCTACAACCTCATCCATAAATTCCATATAATAATTTACTGCTACGTTTGCCGCAGCGTCAATTGTAAATATGTTACCTAACCTTATGTACATGTTAGCTTCCTCAGTAGTGAACTCTTCTTTCATATCACAACCTCTATCATTACCTGGTCCGCTTTTTACTCTAGCAACAGTTATCCAACGAGTGTGTAAAGTTACACTTGGGTTATCAGCAACTTCTCCAACTATTCTTACTTTAATAGTACCTTTAAACTGATCAGCTTGTATTTCAGGAGTCAAGCCACCTTCAGCGAGCTCCCAGTTAGTAGTGTCTGTCCTTATTGTTTTACTCCCAATTAATTTATCTGGAATACCACTTGATGTATCTGTGTCACTAAAAACATTCTCAGGGTCTATTAAAACTTTTTCAAATTTTCTATAATCAGTTTTAATAAAATCTGGAGCCTCACTTTCTATTGCTAATATTTTATATCTAGCCCTGTCTACGACAGCGTTTTGTGATCCATGTTCATTTTTTAACAACAAATAAGTTTCTTCATCAACTTTATTTCTATCGACAGATGGAAAAGACATCCATATTGTTGAGTTATCATCGTCAGCAATATACCATCTGTCCATTACTAAATTATAATACTCATTAGAAGTTTCTTTTACGTAATACTTTACGTACTCCATCCAATCCTCTGGTTCTGTCTCCCAATTTTGTTTTACTCTAAATTTATTAGAAAAACTAGCTAAACTTTTATCAATACTAGTATCTCCAGTTACGCCAGAATTAACACCTATATTATAACCTCTTGCTAACACTGGCGTTTCTCTACCATATCTATCCCCAAATACCATTCCAAATTTATAATTCCTAATAGATTTAATAGATTTTTTAGGCTCAAGAGGAATTACAGTATCTGATAATAATGATTGTTCTAAATTTACTACTTTATTTATATCATATCCTTGTGTGTAATTACCAAAAACAAGTCTACTACCTGTTATCTCTTGAGTTGAAGCTGTTTTAGGTACATTATCCCAAGATCTTAATAATTGTTCATTAGATAACACTCTATGTATCATTTCTGATGTCATAGTTAGCTCACCTTTAGTTTCTTGGCCAAGAACATCCCACTCTACATCTCTACCTCTAGTTATACTTTTTATAACATATACATTTTGGTCATCTGTTGTTTTCCAAAGTATATCAATTTTCTTAACATCAATAGGTCTTATAGAATTATCTGGTATAAAATCTCTAATTACTAGTTTTCTAGTGTTATTAGACATACCTTCATTATAGCCTTTGCTAGGTGTATATGAAAAACCCCCTGGTAAAAAAGCTAATTCAGACCAAGGAGAAAAAGTAGAATATTCATTGTCTTCATATTGATACCTATAACCTATTCTACCGAATTTAGTTTCAAATAAAGGTTTTTCTTGCTCTACCTCTACGTTCCATAATGATGGTTCTTGAGATATTAAATCAGGGTCAATGAAAGTTAATTGAACTTCTATAGCGTTAGGCCCGTTAATACCAATTACCCTAGTTACAATTGTGACTGGATTATTATTATTTTCATCGCTAGTAAATCTTAATACATCATTTAATCTAACATCTTGATTCAAAAGAATATTAGCTTGTATAACTCTAGTTTCCCCAAATATAGGTTCTCCATTTTGTATAAAACCAGAATAAGATAAAGGAAAACTAACACTCCCTTCTCTATCTGTGTTACTAATTTCTAATGTTGGTGGTGATAAAGGAGCTTTTCTTATAACTGTAATATGCTCTCTTTTTATATCAGATGTTTTTACGTCCCATTCTAATTCTTTTACTTCTACAAGTTCTTGATCAGCATCTATAATAGTATTATTAACAAATAACTTTGTGTGTTTAGGTCTTTCAAGGTAAGATTCAGCTGTTTGGATATTTGGAAATTCTATTATAGTATCTTCTTGTGAGTCAGGGTCTATATAGCTTTCTATTAATGAAAAAATAGTACCAGCTTTAGATCTGTCAATATTTATTTTTTTTGGCTCATTTTTACCATCTGTATAAAATAACAGATTGTCTATTATATTAATGTTTGGTATCAAAGAGTTATAATCAAATTCTAAAACCCTTTCTGGATATATAAATTTAAACGCACTTCTATAATCTATGTTGCCGTTAGTTAATTCAGTTTGTAAATTTAAGTCTTGCTCTGATTCTAAAATTAATTTATTTTCTTGTATATCTATTATTTTAACCCCATTGCCTTGAGAATTAACAAATAAATGTTCACCGTCATTGTTATAGAAATAAGCAATCATGCCGATTCTATACAGCGATCCGTCTAATACTTTTAATTCTAAACCTATAGATGTAGCGGTTACATTGTCCGCACCTATTACATCATGCAATCTACCAGTAACTCCGTATTTATCAACAAAAATAGGTGTACTAGTTTCTGTTGTAGCGTCTAATTCAATTATACTATCTATCCAATGTCTTAATCCATCACCTGAATTCCAAAAATCTGGATTCCCAGAATATACACCCATTATATATGTATGCGTTATAGAATCAAATCCACCTTCTGGTAAAGGTGATGCCGCGAAAAAATAAGCCTTATCATTTTTTTCATCAGCAACGCTACCTACGAATTTAGTGTATAATAAAACATCATCTTCATTGGGAAGCGTATAGGTCTTAGTTATATGTGCAACACCTTTATAACTATTACCTTTAATGTTTTGAACTACACCAGCATCACCAATGCCGTCTTCTCCACTAGTGGTTCTAACTTGTATGTTTAAAGCGTCTCTATATTCGCCGTTACGAACTAATCTCTCATCGAGATCTTTGTTCATCTTACCGGCTGTAAATGTTCTTTTAATTTCCGGCATAATTACTTAATTTGTTTACCCATACCTTTAAGTACTTGTGTAAATTCTTCTATTTTAATATTTGATAATCTTATTTTTGCTTTTCTAGTTTCAGCAAATCTTTCTTTTTTATATCTTTGTACTATATACTCTGGTATATTTGATCTAGATGATATTATACCATATGCTATATGTTTATAACAAGCTTCTTCACAAAACTTATGTACTATCATTTCAGAGTCAGTTCCTAGTCCGTCACTAACATAATGTAGTGTTATTGTTTTACCAGCTAATGCAGAACCAAACTTTATAACACCCCTTAAATTATCTATAAAATAACTACCGTTTATTTGTGAATGCTCTGGTTCTAGTCCATATCTTCTACCTTCAGTAGATATTTCTATATCAGACGAATAATTAATATCATATAATTGATAATCAACTGGGGTTTGTGATTCAAAGTTTGCGGAAGTATTACTAGGTGCTTGCTCTATTGTAGAATCTAATTCAGCATCTAAATCTGTATCTTCAAATAAATAATCACCATTATCATTTTGGGTTATAGCAAAAGGATCTGAGGTTTTTCTAGCTGGATATAAAGGTCTTTCTAAACCATCGCTACCTATTCTTACTACTTTTATATAGTTAACATAATCTTGAGGTAATACCATAGATAATGTGTTAGGTACTTCTATCTCTTGTGATTTAAAAGATTTTAGCACATCATATGATAACTCTTGTATAGCTCTCATAGCGTGAAACTGTACGTCAGTTCTATTAGCTTTAGATATTATTTTTCCCTCACCAACGTAAATATACATAAATGCGTTTATTATATTCTCTAAAGAAGTAAATTGATAATTACCATAATTACCAGAATTATTTGAGTTATAATATTGAGCTTGTGTTGTTCCGTCTAGTAATCCCATAATTAACTATTTTGTTCTTGTTTAGTTAGCTGCATACCTGCCGCCGCTGATTGTTGAACGTCAGGTTGTTTTATTGTTAACCCAGCTAACATTAATATTTTGTATACTAAATCTTCTTCTTCTGATTCGTGTAATTCAAAATTAGTACTATTTGCACTATTGTATAAAGCCTTACCACTAATTACTACATATCCCCAATTTGGAACGGTTGGTCTTTTATAGTAACTTACTTCAAAAACTTCTTGGTCAAAAACGCTATCAGAGTTAGTATCAGTATCGTATGTAGTTGAAGAAGGGGCTGGATATATAGTGACTATACCAGAATCTTCTCTAACAAAAGTAGATCTAGTTAGTGTAGCTTTTAATAATGGATTATTCTCAGTATATGCAACTTGACTTTTATTTATTTGCGTTACTTTATTACCATTTCTTGTTACACCTATTAATTTGTGAGTATTTGTAGGAAGTATTAAACTAGCTGTTGCTGTACCAACAGATTCATCTACGTGAAAAGAATGTAGTTTTTCTTCTAACATCTCCACCTCGTCAGCATAGTTCATTTGGTTTTTTGGCTTACGTTCTGCCATTTTAATTCCGTGAAAGTAACTGTTGAATATCTCTATTTGGGCTTTATCAGCAAATAAGTTAAACTCTTGTGGGGTTATATAACCTCTTTGTTCTTTATTAGCTAAAGCTAAAACTTTTTGATATACTCTATTTATATCTACTGCCATCTGTTTATTTTTAAATATATTTTACTATATTATAGTTACATAATAAAGCGGAAGGTTAGCCCCTAAATAAAAATAGCCACCCAAAAATGAGTGGCTATTAATATTAGTTAAAAGATATTAATTAAATCTTTTTTCTATGTTTGAGTATATTTCCATACCTTCATCAGTTTTAAACCAATGCGCTAAGGCTGTATATGGATGCTCATCAAAAGGAACTGTCATTATTTTTCTATTATTTGAACCCCAAGTAAAATACCTTTGGTCGCTTGACAGCTTTAATATTCCTTCTTCAACAGCTTTGATACCAAAGTTTCTAAGTTGAACATTATCATCATTAGCTAATTCTAAAAATAAATTTGGATTTCTTCTAGCAAATAATAATAAATCTCTTTTTACCTCTTTAGAACTCATCATAGATACTTCAGATCCTTTTTCAACTCTCATAATAGCTTCAGCTAAATCAATATCCATTTGTCTAGCCATTAATATAGCATCAGCCTCCATTTCTAGTATTTCAATTTCATTTTTAGCTATTTCAACAGGCTTATGTTCATAAAATATTTTTCCATTGTGAGGATGATATAATGATAAAAATTTTTGCAAAGTTACTTTTTCTTTAGGAACATATAGACTCCCACTTCTAAAAACAATATGCTCTAATCTTTGAACACCTTTCATCTCGTCAACAAAACAAGTTGTTTGATTTTGGCAATACTTTATTTCTCTTTCATAACCTTTTTTTTCATCAAACCAAAATAAATTTGACGTTCTTATAGAGTGGGATAATGGTTTATTTCTTCCTTTTAAATAATAAACTCTTTCTTTTATTTCCCAATCGTCTTTTTGTTTAGCTTTTATTTTAGGAGCTTCAACCTTAGGTTGTTCTTTTACAACCGGCTGTTCTTCAACAGCAACTGTTTCTTCAACTATAGGTTCTTCAACCTTAGTTATTACTTTTTTCTTTGCCATAATATAATATATAATATAATTAATAAAAATATAAGGGCGATACTTGACCGCCCTTATAAGTAAATAGTCTTACTTCATTAACATAAAGTTGTTCGCACCTTGTGTGATTAAACATCTTTCTGATAAGAAGTGTAACTGCATTGCATCTAATGCTGATGTAGCAGCTCCAACTGAACCAGTGGTCCAAGTCTTCATTCTTCTATCATCAGTAGCAGAAGCTCTAAATCTAACGTGTAAGAAAGGTCTTTTCATGTTTTTACCCATTTGTTGATCGTAAACAGTTGAAACACCTGCGGGAATCATAACACCTCTAATAGCATTAGATCCAGCCACAGCATTAATACCACCTCTTGTAGCTAAATCATTTAAGTATCTAAAGTCAGATTTATAAAAGTCATAAGAACCTCTTCTAAATCCTGAGAAACCTAAATTTAATGCCATATCTTCGTCGTTGTCAAATACTCCGTAAGAAGTACCTCCAGCTCCGTAAGAATTCATTGAAGCTAACATATCGTCCATTGCTAAACTAGTAGCTCTGTTTATAAACATCATGTATTCTTCAATAGCACCTTGCTTGTCAAACTCTGCTAGTATAGCGTCAAATTCAGCTAAATCAGTAGCAGCGTTAACACCAGTAACACCAGTAGTAACATTACCTCTTTTTTCAATAGCATCAAATAAACCTTGTGTACCAATAACATCACCATTATCAGTAAGGAATGCATCAGCTTCATTAGCACCAGTAGTACCAATTCCACCACCATAGTTATGAGCAGCGTCAGATCCAATAACTGCTTCTAGCATAGCCATTTCTAAATAGTCATTAAATCTAGCTCTTGTATCAGCTTCAGCTTTTAAGTACCATAAATAACCATTTTGGCCCATTTCAGTCGAAACTTCTACCCAACCAATTCTTGAAGCGTCTGATCCAGATACCTCGTAATAATCTTTTAATATAATTGGCTTATTTGAAAAAGATTTGAATGATGGTTCGTTAGCTGTTCTAGAATCTTGTGTTTTACCGCCGTCACCAACATTTTGATAATAACCAGTTCCTTTTGCAAATTCAGAGCCATATACTAATATAGTAGTTGCAAAATCTGCAGTGTTACCAGATGTTGGTATTGTAGTACCGTCATACGCTCTAATAGTACAATTTAAACCAGTAATACTTGTTACCACACCTTTGTAAACACCAGTTGGTGCAGCAACAATAACAGTATCATTTACTCTAACACCATGTGATGTTACCGTATTACCATCAATATCTTGCTGAATAGTAACAACGTGATCACTGTCTATGTCACACTTATAAGATAAATGTAATCTACCTTGTTCAGACCATACGACTTGATCAGAAGTCATAGCCTCTTCTGCTCCAACTTGAGATAAAAAACCTGATATAGTTCTCGGTCCGAAAACTTCAGCTTCTTTCTCCATTAAGTCAGGCAGGTATTGTTGAGCCCAACCAGCAGTGGTTGTACTCGTAAAATCGATATAATTTGTAGATAGTGTTTGCTGTATTGGAGCTGGAACACTATTCAAATTAAGTCCTGCTGTAATTGCCATAATTTATAATTTTTTTAAGTTAATTTTTCTTTCTAATTTTAAAAGATCTGTTTTTAATATCAGAAGAAGATTGACCTAAAACCTTATACTTAACACCCCCAACATTTGTTTCGCCGTGCGTTTTCCTAGGCTCTAAATTAATATTTTTATCTCTAGCAACTCTGTCTTTGATTGCATCAGCTTTACCTTGCTCGTAAAAATGTTTAGCAATCTTATCAGCGTTCATAGCAGTATATAAAGATTTGTGATAACCCTCTGCATCTTCAATAGTTGATTTGTCTTCGCCAACAAATTTATTAACGAAATTATTAATATCACTTTGGGTTGTCTTTACTTTATCAGCATCTTTAACATTAAATCTATATTTTTTATCCCCGACATTGTATTCAAAACCTTTGAAATCTTGTCCAAAGAAACTATTAGTTTTATTTAAAAATGTTCTTTTGCTTTTTTCAGATAACTTCTTCTGTTTTTCAGAATCTTTGTTGTATTTATGATAGAAATTAATTGCTTCTTGTTGTTCATTGGTCAACTTTGACCCAGCTTTAATTTCTTCATAGTATTTAGACCTTTGCCTGTCTAAGTGGGCTCTAGCCTCGGCAACTTGCTCTTTGAGGGCTATTTTCTTTTTACGTATATCTTTCTCATCATCAACGCTATCATCATAACCAAAATTATCTTCTAATAAAAAAGATCTTTCTTCTGGCGTTAAATGAGATTTTGTTTCTCGATAATACTCGTTTAATACATCAGAGTCGTCCATTTCTTTAACGTCTCTGTTTAATTTTACATAGTCGTTTAAATCACCACCAGTTTCGTTCATAAACTCTACTAACTTTTGCACGCCTTCTGGTAAAGGCTCTCCAGTTGCCTCTGATTCAGCTATTGCTTCTTCAACTACTTCTTGTACTTCTTGTGTTTCTTCCTCTGTGACTTCTTCCATTACTGGTTGTTCAGTTTCAACTGTTTCTTCAGCAAGCTTTTTGTCTATGTTTACTTTTGTTACATTATCCCCTTGTTCAACTTGAGGCTTTTTGTCTAAATCTATTTTAATAACATCTGGATCACCAGCACTATCAAACTTAGATTCATCTATTTCTTCTACAACCTCTTCAACGGGTTGCTCTTGATTTTCGTCTGTTGTCTCTTCAACAGAGTCAGTTACTTCTTCAGTAACCTCTTCATTTAGTTCTATCATAATAAAATTTTATAAAATATTAAATATTAAAGTTGGACATCTTCCATGCCCGCTCCTCCCGTAAGTATATCATTACCAGAAGATTCGAATTTTTTAAGAGATTCACCCTCTTTTCTTTTATCAATCATTTGCATTTGATGACCTGCTTGTCTATCAACTCTTTGATCTCTCCTATCCTCTCTCATACCTTCCATTTGATTGTTGTTTTGCTGTTTCATTCCTTCTAACTGTGAGTTTAATTCAAACTCAAATTGCATTAATTCTTTTTTAGCTTGAACTTCAGCTTGTAGATACTGTGTTTTTAATTGACTTTTAGTTTGCTCTATCTGTGCTTCAATTTGCATTTTTTGTTGATTCTTTTGCATCTCAGCTTGAGCAGATGCTTGCTGTGCTTGAGCATTAGCCTGAGCCTGTGCTTGCATGTTTTGTTGTTGAATTTGTTGATCTCTTTTTTGCTTAGCTTTTCTTTTTACTTTTAATAACTGATTAGCTAACTTTAAGTTTCTAACATTACGTAAATCAATAGCGTCATCTAAATCTATTAATTGCTGAGCTAAAGCAGCTTGTATATTGTTTTCTAATAAAGCTTTCTCCTCTTCATCTGGCATTAACTCTATAAATATACCAAAATCATATAAATGTAAATTTTTCATTTCTTCCAACGTGGCAACGTTATGTGCACCTAAAGCTCTAATAAAAGCATCTTTAGTTGGAGAGTATTCTATTATATCTGCTATACGAAGCGATAAACACTCTGCGACTTCAGCTGTAACGTACAACATGGATTGTAATATATGTCTAGTTGCAGTATTAGAGTTAGCTGCTGCCATTTTCTGCACACCAACTAAAGCGTTTCTATCTGGAGTACTAGCATCTCTAGCTTCATTTAATCCGGTTACATCTCTTATCATCTGTAGATAATAATTATAAGTGGTAATTAAACTTTGTAATTTACCACTATTTACACCGTTACTTATTTGTTGTATTGGTACTTTACCAGGATTCATATCTCCCTCAGAAGTGAAACTCCTACCAATAACACTACCAGTTTGAAAAAACATATTTAAGGCCTCTTGTGGATTGTAATTTGTTCCATTGCCTAAATCTATTTCAGCTAAACCATCAGCATCTAAGTATACGCCATCCGGTACCATTCTCGCCATTACTTGTTGTAACTTTAAATGCGTTAACTGAATCATGTCAGCAAAACTTGTTATTCTACTAACTATTGATTCAATCCTACCTTCATATATTCTAGGCGCAACAATTTGATAATTCATTTTAACCCTACCAAAATCAGAATCACTCCTCATCATGTTAGGGCACATTCTCCACCTTAGTATTTTATCTGAGCCCACTATATAAACACCTTCATATAAAGTCTCAACAACTCTTTCTAACTTCTCAAAATCTCCTTCCATATCAGAGGGCGGATTAAAAGTATCATCTTTTTCTATTATCCTATCACCGCCGGAGGCTGTTGATTTTAATTTGTAAACATTATTCATGTATGTTTTATAATTGAAATATAAAACTTGAACTTTGTTTTTATCTTTATGGTTTACGTAATCTAGTGGATAAGAATATTTATCTACTATATCTTTTACATCAGACTCTGTTAATTCTGGAAACTCTTTTACTAACTCATTTATTGGTATTTCTTTCATTTCACCAATATAATATAAGTCTTCGAAATAAGGTGATTCAGTATGTGAATAAACTAAATCAGTGGGATCAACATATTGTGCTTTAGCTCCATTGCTAAAATCAAACGTAGTTTTCGTTGCTCCAATACCAATAACCGTTAAATCATATAATACTCTTCTTCTTATCAAATCATAATCACTATCTTCTAGTAATACATTTATAGCTTGCTCTTCAGCTAACTCAACAGCTTGCTTGTAGTTTAATTGCATGTGTAATGCTAATTCCTCTTCTGTATCTGGTAACGTTTCCGGGTCATTTTCTCTTAATTCTATACCTAGTTGCTCTGAGGCCATTTTATCAAAATCCTTAGCACGCATATCGCGTAACATGGATTCCATATATTTTGTACGCTTACTAACTCCATATTCATCTTGTGAGAAACAATTTATTTCGTAGTTTCTTTGTGCCATACCGTTTACTACGATATCAACAAACTTAGGAATAATTGGAACAGGTTTCCAATCTAAATTTAAATAAGATAAATCACCATTTATAGATAACTCATTTTTATATTTTTGTATAGGCTGTTCTCCTCTTGCGTATAGTCTTAACGTGTGGAAATTATTTCTATGACTATTATACTTAGATGTAGTGCCCGAAAACCACTCGTGTCTTATTGCTCTTGCTACTTTTAAACCGTAGTCTTCACTTAGTTTTTCTAAATCGCTTACCGCTTGTGATGGGAAATTTATAGAGTGTTCTAGTCTCATATTTTATTTTTAATTATCTGTGATGAAAATCCTTTATTATTATATTTTGATATACTTAAATTTAACGCTTCTTTTTTCTGCTTAGGATTAGGTCTATATAAATGTCTATTACAAGCCATTATTGCTAAACCCGAACTAATAGAAGCATCGTGTTTTGTTCTTTTATTTATGTCAAATTTTGACCAATCGTTTAATGTCTCGTTAAAATACATGGTACCGTAAGTACCATCTTGTAGTAATCCAACGTGATCATTAATATACATTTCAATAGCTGCGGCATGAGCTTGTTTTATATCCTCACTTGAGTTGGGTATTCCACCAACCTCTTTTTCTGCTACAGATAGTTTGTTCCAAATCTTATCTGGTCTATTCATGCTAAATCCTCTATAACCTCTTCTTCGTAAATAGTACAATAATCTAGGTTTATTGTTTTCTGCTAATATTGGCATCCCATAAAATACTAATGCCATTAAAATATCTTCAAAAAATATTTCAGCAGTTTGAGGTCTTGCTATGTATTCTAAAAAGAATGTATTAGCCGGAGCATCTTCCATTGAATATTTTGTTAATCCATGTAAAGCACCTTTTGATCCTCTATTATCTACCGTTCCAGATATATCATATGAGTCACAACCAAACGCGCCCATATGTTCATTACCTGGATATTTTACGCCATTTTTTAATATAACGTTATTTTGTAATTTTCCACCTGGTACCCAACTAACTTTAAACCGTCCATTTGGATCTGGATTAAAAGTAACTTGAGTATCTTTAACTCCATTTGTCCATTGAAAGTTACCAGGTGTTAATACAGATGAATTTCTATTACCTTCGTTATAATCTATTTGCTCATATATCTTAACAAGATTGAATAAGCTGTTACCAGTCTCATCTCTAAATGCGTGTTCTTCTGTTCTAGGAAACTGACGGTAAAATTCGTTTAAAGCATCTTGATCATCTTTTAAACCGTGTGCTTCATTCTCCCAATGATCTATAACGCCATAATCTATTTCTAATCCTTGTGGATCAAATGCGGGCTCTCTAGGAGTGCTGAATACAGGTTGTCCATATTCATCAATGAAGCCTTCGTAATTCCATTCCATAGGAATAAACAAAGAATATAATCCTGACTTAGTCTGTCCATTTCTGTTTCGCTTTGTAACATCTGAATTATTATATAAGTTTTTAAAATTATCACCACCTTTATCTAACGCATTTGAAGTAGATCCCATCATACATTTACCAACTACTCTACTACCTAGTCTTAAACAAGTTTTTGTAACTCTCCAGTTATTTTTTATATTATCAGGCCTCTCCCATTTACCACTTTCATCGTGTACTAATAGCGAAAGCTTCTCACCATCATAACTATTATCACCAGTATTTTTCCAGTCAATAGTTGTATCAAGTCCTTCCATATCATCTTGCTCTTCACGTTCCCTCATTTTTTTACGAGTAAACTTTTTAGCAGGGACTCTATAAGCGAGTTCGGACTTTGGCCGGTCCATACCGTCCTGTATTGGCTTGAAGAAGAAAGGATAATTTAAACTAATTGGTACTACTTTGTCGGTGAACATTTTCTTTGCATCACTACCAGTTTTAGAAAGTATCCCAAATCTACTATCACTAGCTAATGTAGCTAAATTAACAGTTTCGGCTGAACTCATAAATGAAAAACCAGAACGTCTATTTTTTAAATAACACATTCCGTAACTTCTTTTATCTGCCTTACAAGCTTCCCAAAATATAAAGAAAAGTCTATTTGCTTCTCTATAATTTGGAGCCCCAACATCAATCTTACTCCATTGTAAGTACATATAGTGTGTACCCGTTATATATGTTGGCTTACCATTATTCATAAACCAAAAACCTTCTTCTCTTCTTCTAAACTCTTCGTCTATATAACCATAATGTTTTTCTTTAAAATCATCTGGATAATCTTGCCAATCAAATACCGTTTTAATTCTTTTAAAATCAGGATTAACTGGAAACTGTTTCCACTTCTGTTCTGACTTAACTTTACTACAAGAGTATATTTCCTTAGGTTGCTTAGGTAAGGCTATTTGAAAACCCTGTATCTCTAACACCTCGCCAATCTGCCCGGTTTTAGATATAGAAACTATATCAGCTTCTTTATTATAACCGTACTCCCATTTTTTAGACTTATTAAGCCTTTTAATGGTGTTTAATTTTATAGGCTCTACGACCTTAACTAATGTTTGTTCGTACATTATTTAGATCTTCCTTCTGCGAATCCTTTAAACTTGTTTTCTTTCTTTTCCTCAACCTTACCCTCTAACATATTCTCTTCTTCGTGGATTCTGTTTAATATTTCGAATGCATCAAATATAGCTAACTTTTTTGTAGCTGCTGCATTCTTTAATCTATCTGCTGATATATCTTCGTCTGAATCAACTATCTCTTCTCTAGCAACTTTAATTAGCTCTTCAACCGCTTTGTGCCCAGCTTGGATTATATTCCTTTTCGTTTCCTTGATATTCATATTTAATTGTAATAAATTTATTTAAAACTCTATATAATCTTTTACCTTCTATAATGAATTCATATTCACTATTAGGTGTAAAACCAACTAATTCATTTTTATTAAATGTACCATCAGAGTATTTTATAATACCAACTAATGATTGCTCTGATTCGTTAGTTAATTTATTATCAGAAACTATAGGTTGAACAAAACTATATCCTGGTGTAGCTTTCCATTCTTTTTGTTTATAAAGAAAAATTTGATCTTGTGATATTATATACTTATCTTCTTTCCAATAAGATCTACTATTTCTTTCTCTACCTTTAACATCATGCCATCTTCTAAATATATTATGATGTACTATTATTTCATCTCCCTTATTTATAGAGGTATTAAATAGTATTGGAGTCTCTAGAACTAAAGCTAATCTGTTTATAAACTGATGGTTAAAAATTTCAGTATTAAGTATTAATTCTTTACCATCAACTTTTTTAGAATTATTATATCTCTCACCTATAGGTGACACTATAAAATCTTTATAAGCTTTCATTAGTATTCTAAGTTATACTCAATAGATATAGCCATGTTTTTATTGAAATCTTTCCACGGTATAACTGTATCACCTTTTCTTATGTATATACAGTACTTATCTTCTTCTTCTATTATATCACAGATTTTATGACCGCCATATACTTCCTGATCAACGGCATAATGCATAGAATCATTCTTGTAATCTTTACCTATAGTTATTTTTCTTATGATATTATTTTTCATCTTTTGGCCAGTTTATGGTTCCATCTGCTATATTAACATCAAAAGATCCATACTCTTTATTAAGTACATCTTGAAAATCTATAATTTTCTTTTGTGATAATCCTAATTCGTGTAATAGATTATGTTTCTGTCCTTCTAATTTACCAATATTGAATTGAACATTATTTATTACGTTTACTATTTCTTGTAATTGTTTTAAATGTTCCTCAGATATTTTGTCTACTTTTGGTTTTAAGTCAACCAACTTTTCTTTATTTCCCATTATATTTAATTTAATTTAATTTAATTTTTATTTACAAGCCTCTGGCGTTGGAGCTACAATTCTTCCATTTGCAATTATTATAGCAAAATAATTGGTTCCATTTTGTGTTACCTTATAATTACCATTTGGCAAATAATAGTCCTCATGAGCTCTTTTTCGCGTGAAAACGTGTGTACCAGCTATCGCGCCTCCTGAAGCTGAAATACCCGCGTTTGTTGCATTATGATAGTAAGTTTCCGTAACCTGACCATTGTGAACATCACAAGGGGGCCCAGAAGGTACAATAAGTGAACCACTTATAGCATGAAAACCATCTGCGTTTCTATATTCTTTAGCTCTGCTTGCAACCCTAGCTTTACTTTTACCTCTAGTATGACCTAAACTAAAATTATTACCTAATGCCATTAATACCCGAAATAAGCTATTATACCACCATCTAAATCTTGGGCTTGTAAAGAAATCTCCGTCCATCTTCCATATATAGTTAGACCAGCTGGAAATTTTGTGCCAACTAATACAGCCTCACCGTTACCACCGGTATTTGTATTTGTTACGCCAAAATAAGCATTGTTGCTTTCAGTACCACTATATACTAATGAGTTTTTAGATGTGTCAACTTTTAATTCATCAAATACTATATCGACACCAACCATTGTTATAGCTGTAATAACCATACCATCAGGTGGTGTTAACGCCGTGTTGTGATCAGTACCCATAAACGCACTACCTAATTGTCCGAAGTTATAAGCAACTCCTTGTGAATTTATTCCCATAATTATTTATTATTTATTTGTTGTTGTTCATTTTTCTTAGACGATCCGCCGAAAAAGAAATCGACAACCGTATTTACTTTAGCACTCATAGCGCCGAATATTGTTGATATAAAGCTTATTTCAAATTCTCCTAGGTCTATATCACCCATCATGAAGAATCTAAACATTACGAAACTTAAAGCAAAATATGCTATCGTGAAGAGTGAGGCAAGTATCTTTTGAATAAGCGCATCGTCTTTATACATATCTCTAGCGCTCTTTCTGTCTTCGACTTCTTTCGCGAAAGCTTCAGCTTCGGCTTCGAGTAATAATCTTTTAAGCGCGAGTTTGGCTTCATCTCGCTCTTTGTCTGTTGTAATAACTTTATCAAGTATTCCTTCTGCATTTTCTACTACTTTACCGAATAAGCCACCTACTAAATTTTTTATCATCTTTCATTATCTTTTATCATATCATCGATAGACTTATTCATGACCTTATCGGTATATGATTGGTTAGTAAAAAACACACTTCTTTCCGAAGTAGGTATATCTTCTTCCCCTAAAAGTATTCGATATATTCTACTAATTAAGTGTGTACACTTAAAGGAGGTTTTGAATACTGAGTATTTGATGGTTGTTCTGTTTCTGTGTCTCCACGTTTCTATCCAACCATTCCTCCTTAATTTCTCCCAACGGTTCTTATCCCAACTCATGGTATATGTTCCGTCGATAAATTCTTGACGCGTAAATCTTCCTTTACAATCTAAATAAATAAGAAGTTCTAAATCAGCGTCTGTTAACCCGTAAGTTTTACAGGCCCATTTACGAACGAGCCTGTAATACTTAAGGATTTGTAAATCACGTAAATCGTGACTAGTTAATCTCAACAGTTATTAGTCGTTAACAACAGTTGTAATTACGTGTATTCCTGATATTCCATCAATCCCAACACCATTTACCGCATCGAAAACGTCTATCATAGCAGAAGCATGAGGTTGACCATTGATCTTATCAACTAATGCTTTGTAAACATCTTTTTGAGTGTTTGCAGTAGTTATATCTATAACTACAATATCTGGGTTATTGTCAACTGCACCAGCAGCTGCTCCAGCTCCAGCTGCTATAGCTGCCATAGGAGTAAAGAATAGAGAAAACTTACTGTCATCATCAGTAATAGTTCCAGTAGCGTCAGTATCACCAGCAACCATACCTCTCAAGGCAGACACTGGGTACATAACAGAACCTGTCTCGTTATCATGATCTTCAGTTAAAGTCGAAGACTTTCTAAAATATAAAAATTTTTCCATTTTAATTTTTTTTTAATGATTAATAATTAATTTTTGATTTTGTGTTTATTGTTTATGGTTTATAGTTTACGTATAATCTACTTTAATAGTAATTACACGTTTTTAGCGAATAGTAATTATTCTACTATAACTATATCTCTAGCACGTATTACCCTGTACATACTATCATTATAACTAATATCATGACCAGCAACAGCATCATAGTATATGCTATCCCCAGTTTTAACCACTTCCACCATATTCCCGGCAGATATGATATTAGCCTTTTTGTATCTATTAGTTTCATCTGTTTCATCTGTTAATATAAAGCCACCAACTTTTTTTGGTCCTTCTTTTATTATATCTACTATTACGTAATCGTTAACCGCCTTCATTTACTCTTATATTTGAGATTACACAATCTGCTGACATAATAGTTAATGCTACACTTACAGCATTTTTAAGTGCAGACTTAGTTACAAGTACAGGATCTATAATTCCTTCACGTACCATATTAGGAAACGTTCCATCTATTACGTTACAACCATAACCTTCTTTTAGATTACTAGGATTCATCATTAATCCAGCATTGTCCATAATTACTTCAAATGGAGAAGATAAAGCATTAAGTAATACTTCACCAGCCTTGCTGGTCGAAATTTTTTGAGATGCATTTAGTAATGCAATACCACCACCTGGTACTATACCTTCTTGTAATGCGGCTTTAGTTGCATATATAGCATCTTCAACTCTATCTTTCTTTTCTTTTAGTTCAACTTTAGAATTAGCGCCAACACGTATTATACCTACACTACCTGATAACATAGCTAATCTATCTTCAAGTTTCTTTTTAATAAAACCGTTTGATTCCTCGGTTAAATGTTTGTTTAACTCATCTATTCTATCTTCGATACCTTCAGTCATACCTTCTAGAGTTAGTACAGTATTTTTATCATCAGTTATAGCAAACTCAGCTTCACCTAAATGTTCTGGTTTCATAAGATCTAAATCATCACCAAGTTCTTCATTTAGAACAGTAGCTCCAGTAAGTATAGCTAGATCTTCAGTGGCATCTTTTTTAGTAGGACCAAAGCCTGGTAAATCAATAACGTTAACCTTTATAGTGCCTTTTACTTTATTCATTAGTAAAGCGGCTTTAACTTGTTGTGCTACTGGTGCTACAATTAATAAAGCTCTGTTATTTTTAATAACATATTCTAATATTGACTGAATCTTACGAACATTAGGTATTTCAGATGAACATATAAAAACTAGTGGTTTGTCTAATTCACATGTTTGTTTTTCAGTATTGGTGACAAAATGCGGTGATGTTAAGTTACAATCAACTTTAACACCATCAACTACGTCAACATATGTATCTTCAGATTCGCTTTCTTCCATAAGTACTACACCATTTTTACCAACTTTATCGTAAGCTTCAGCTATAATAGCTCCTAGCTCTTTATCGTTGTTACAAGATATAGCACTAACAGATTTAAGCATATCACCTTCTACATCAATAGCTATATCATTTAAATAGCCAATGACACTATCTAGTGTTTCTGTTACTCCATCTTTAATTTCTCTGATTGTAAGACCATCTGCGATCGCAGTGTCTACTTGCTTGATTATTGCTTCAGCTAGTACTGTAGCAGTTGTTGTGCCATCACCAGCATCTTTTACTGTATTTCTAGCAGCTTCTTTGATTAAGGTCGCGCCCATGTTTTCGACCGGGTCATATAAGACTACGCTTTCTGCAACGGTTACTCCATCTTTTGTAATGACCGGCTTGCCTCTGCCATCTTCGTAAATAACGCATTTACCTGATGCGCCTAATGTTGATTTAACAGCTTGGGCTAACTTATTAACTCCGGTGATAACTCTATCTTTAGCTTCACCACCGAAGTCTAAGTTCTTAACCAATTCGCTTGGTAAGTTGTATTCCATAATGTATTTAATTTAATTAGATTATATTTATTGTAGATTTAAAGTTCTACTTCTTTTTTCTTTTGTTCGCCATATGTTGAACTGCATGAATAGCTTCTGTACCTTTTTCAAAATCCTTTATTTTACCAACATCTGTAGGGCCGTCTCCCGAAAGTGTCTTTAATTGTTGTTTAGAAATATACTTAGATACCGACTTTTTTCTCTTTTTAAATTGCTCAGGAGTCTCATGTTTTAACGGCTTTATATCCTTTGTGGAATAATATTTGCCTTCACCTTTAGTCCCAATAGTGGTGTCCCTTTTTCTTTTATCAAGTCCTAATATGTTCCTTATGTTTTGGTGCGCTGACTGAGCTTTTGTTAAAGTCCTTGTGTTCACTATTTTTTTATCGTTTCCATTTTTCTTGTATGCAGACTTCCCCTTCATTTTCATCGCTGAATCTTTTTTCATATCCATCGCTGAATCTTTTTTAAGTTTCATAGCTGCTTCTTTTTTCATTTTCATTGCAGCTTCTTTTTTCATCATTTGTGGGGATTTATATCCGGTACCTTCACCGAATCCCATCCCTTTTAGTTTAAATGCCATTTTTTATAAGTTTAATCGATTAATTTTTTATTTATTCTTTTTCGGCAGCAATAGCTTCTTGCTCCCATGGGTGATCTTTATGTCCTTCAGGTAATCTACCCGCTGGACCGTCGATCATACCATTTCTTCGAAAGTAGATCTTATCTTCCCACATGACCCAATTGTCTCCATATGCAGCTCTACCGTCTTTCATGTCCTGAAGATGCTTCATTTCATGTTTAATAACTCTTTTCATTAAAGCGCTATTAGGTTTTACATCAGGATTAACAGCTATAGTACCATCATTTCTGGCTTCTGCTATCGTTCCTTTATCTAATGGTGTCCTAACTAGCTTAACATTACCAGAATGTTTGAAATTTCGCTTTTCTTTACCTAATTTGAACGCCATATAGTTTTATTTAAAAGTTTTTACCACTTTAGGGCCTTTAATGTACTCTAGTTTTTTACTAAAATGCTCAACACTGCCTTCTATTGCAGCTTCTGCACCCTCTAGAGTCTCTCTTCTGGTGATATCAACCCATTTTTCTGCATTTTCAGGTGCATTTACCTCTGTTTGGTAATAACCATTAGGTAATTGAGTGATTCTCCAGTTCTTTTTTTCAGCTAAGTGCTTCCACTCATCTAATTGTTTATCTGAAATTTTAGGTTCTGTAGTATATGTACTACTTTTATAGTATATGTATGTCATGTTATTTGGTTTTGTTAATTAGGTATAAGGATTTTCCTTATTATTTCTATGAGTTAGCTCTATTAAACACAAAGTACTCTATTTTAGCGCCAGATGCTCCGTCTGTAGTGAGGTCACCAGTATAATCCCATGGGAAAAATGCAAATTCACCTTTTCTTAGTGTAAATAGCCTGTCGTAAGTTTCATTAGCGGCTAAATCTGCTGCCGCTAAATCGTGTGTATTACCAATATATACATCTAAATCAGAGGCCGATGCGTTTCTTGCATATACAAAGCACCCATTTAAACCTGCTACTTGCGATCCTAAATCCTCAGCACTAGCATCGATTATTGTGAAGTGATCTGTTGCACTTGCGAATGTGTGTGTTCTTGATTGTACTTTGTCTACTGTTAATCTACCACTGTCATCTGGGACAGCAGAAAGTGCTAACGCAACACTTAATGGTCCGGGATCTGTAGTAGCCGAACTAGCGTTTGACGTTATAGTTAAAGTTGGTTTTATGTAATTACTCATTTTCTATTGTTTTAAAGCTTTAATATTATACGGTTACTTACCGTTATTCCATACTTTACATAATTACATAGTGTTTGGTATATTTAATGCCGTATTATAAATATAGGGGTAAAGTGCTCCCCCTACCTCCCAGACTACCCACCCCTCCCCTCAAACTGAAACCTCTTCGCCAGCCCGCATACATATACCATATTTCATTTTTCCGCATTTCCATTTCCAAAAACACATTCAATTATATTATCAATACATTTAAGTATTTTCTTCGTGCAATTTATATATCATATATTTTCCAGTATATATATATTATATTACAAAGTAAATACTACTTTCATTCGATAATAATACTGTAAACGAAATTAATATAATAATAATATAATAATAAAGTATGACAATTGCTTATTACTCTTTAATACTTAACATACTAATGTCACATAATAATTATGTAAACAAATTGTGGACAAAGAGAAGTGGCGGAATATATACTAACAATAATAAATATATAAACAATTAATATACTTTTACAAACTAAATACGAAACTATTTCGATAATAATAATGTAACTAAAATATAATAACTAAAATAAATAATTATGACAAATAATAATGTAATAAATTCCAAGAGATTTGTAGTGAGACAATCACTTGTAGGTAAAAATGTAACTATCAATGTTGAATTCAAAAATGGTAAAACTGCCACTTATAATCACGACAAAGTGTTTTCAATAATGAAATCAAAACTTGAAAGTATGGCGTGTTGGGCAAAGTATAAATCATATACTGCGAGTAATAACTTACCATTATCAGTGAGAAATGAAGAAATAGTATAATGAAATATAAATTTTCACACGAGGAAATTATAGTAACATCAGTTATACTTATAACTACTTCATCACTGGTGTATTTTCTCGGACTATTAGTGTACAATGCAGTTGTATAAGTCAGCGTTGAGTAACATTTAATGACTTAAAATAATATGAATGACAAACGGTAATAATGGTTCAAGTGAGTTCGATTCTCACCATTACCACTATGATAATAATATGTAAAAAATGTGGAAAAGACTTAACAAGTCAAGCGTTAATATTACTTGATAACCTTAACGGTGACAAGAAATGGACACATAACTTGAAATGTTGTAGTGAATCCACTACTAAAAATAAAGTAAATGAATTATAAACAGTATATAATAAATATGATATTACAGTTTGACACTAATTATACTAAAGAATACTTGTACACTTTACAATTAAGTGAACTAGTATATATGAAAGATGAGTGTGCAATGAGTGATAACATACAACTAAAACCAGAAGCAATAATAGAATTAATATGATAGATAAGTGCATGAACAACTCGTATAGAGTGATGACTTTAAAATCTACTGTAGATGAGATTTTAAGTAAAAATAAAAAAGCAATGTTTTATGGTGATCCATTTGATTATACTAATGAAGATATTGACGAAGTAATAGAATACTTTGAAAATACCGAAGAATATGAGAAGTGTGGTGAACTATTAAATGAAAAAATAGCTAAAGAAACAGCAGAATTTGATATATTCTTGCATAATTTAGCAGAAGCTAATGGAATTACTAACCACTAAATTAAATAATATGAAGAAATTAATAACAATTTTATGCATACTAATGTGCTCTTGCGCTAGCCAGCGATTAACGGTTGAGGAAGAACCTTACAGAATAGAATACAATTATGATATAGAAACCGGTGAAACATATATAATAGAATACTATTATGATCCAAGTAAAAATGACTAAATATGATAGGAGAATTGGTGAGTCAGTTGAATGAAGCTGGTACTTTTACAAAAATACTATTTCCTTTAGCAATAATTTGGTGTATTTATTACATAAAAAACTGGAAAAACTATGGCTGAGTAGCTTAACTGGATAAAGCAATACCCTTCTAAGGTATGGAGTGTAGGTTCGAATCCTACCTCAGTCACAATATAAATACGAATGAGTGTGGATAATAATAATATGAAAACAAAATTACAAACATTAGAGAAATTACTACAAAATCACGACTGGTTTTACCAATATAGTGATGATTATAGTGTATATGAGTGTGGTCAAAACGCTTGGAATACTATAAATAAAGTAATAAATGCATTAAAAGACGCAGGTTTTGGCAAAGAAGCTGATGATTTGTATGATAAATACTTGCCAGAACCACTAAAATATTAAATAATATGGAAAATAAAGTAAAAAGTATACACGAAGCAAGAGCGATATTCGACTTGCTTGGTATAAAAGATGTCACTAAAGATTGGCAAAGTAAACAAGGTACTCAAGTATTTGAGCTACCATTTAAAACTATGTACGCCGGTGGTCAACAAGAAATAAATAGATTCTCTATTTACAAAAGTGGCTATGTACGTAAAATGCTAGTTAATAGCAAAGGTGCTAGTTGGTGTTGTTATCAACTAAATAGAACTCGTGTGAATGACGAATACCTTAAAGACTATAACTATGAAGGTGAGTGGACAGGTAAGTATCGTAAAAGCAAAAGAAAAGAGCGAATAATGATAGATACTCACGAAGATCGCTATGTTTACCTTTGTAATTATATACTTAAAAACTACTACAGAAAACAAACTGGTGCTAGTTTTTACAGAGTAAATGATTATCAAATTAAACTAATGGATATGTATAGAAGTGAGTATTGGAAAAACGAAAAGAGTAACCAATTACCATTTGTAGACAACGCAGTGAATAGAATATTAGAAGATAATATAGATGATATTCAAGTAATAATCAACGGTCACCGTTATAATTTAACTTAATATGAAACAAGCAATAAAAGATTTAATTGAAGCAGAAATGGAACAATGCTTTGATTATTCACATTATCAAGAAGCAATTTTATCAGAAGATGAAACTCAGTGTTATAGATCTGGTTACATTGATGGTTTAAAAGCCGCTTTAATGATAGTAAATGAAAATGTAACAGAAGATGATAGTTACTAACACAAAATAAATACGATAACTATCCGATAATAATAATATGAATGAATGTTTAAAATGTAATAGTACCATGCCACAAGGTCGACTCGATCTTGGCTACAAGGTTTGCGTTAACTGCTCATCAGTGATACGTTATGGTTGTATACCAATAACAAATCACAAGACCGGTAACGAAATTCAAATCATGTCAAGCGAAGATGCTGCTTATATACTTAAGAAAACGCGTAGACGTGGATATGGTACTATGTTAAAATAACTAAAAATAAGTAAATATGACAATAGAAATAACACAAGATGACTTTCAAGCTTACGAAGATGTAAGAGAATCAGGAGTAACTAACATGTTTAATACTAGTGTAGTATCAGATTACTCAGGTCTAAGCAAAGATAAAATAGTAAGTATAATGCAGAATTATGGTGCATTGCACGAAAGATACGGAAACTAATTCCGTAAGTCTCCAACAATAATAGCCTTCACGTGGCTGGAGATGTAAGTATGTTTGTACTAGTATACAGCAGAAACTAATAATTATCATATAATAAGTAGAACTAAAGTACGGGCGAAAGACGCGTAGACATTTGTGTCATCTCACTTTCTTGCCGTTAGAACGATAGGTTGAAACATCCTTCTTATTATACCTAAATTGAGTTAAAAGTGAGTACTCCGCCTGGAAAGGGTGTACAATACCACGAGTATTAGCGGACAAATAACTATAACTCTTGAGTCAGGTGGACTAATGTGAGATAAAACGGAATAACCACACTCACGACTCTGATCAGCTTGAACTGGGTGCCTAAAGCAATATAATAATGCTGTAGTGTTAACTGACGGGTTGGGAGGTTCGATTCCTCCCCAAGCTGCTAATACAAATTAAATACGAATAAAGTAAGATAATAATAATATGAAAAACTTATATGATAAACTAAAACCTGAAATACGCGATAGTATACAGGAAGATTTAAAGAAATATCCTACTTCAACTATGAGTTTAATTGACGGTTTAAAATCTGTTAATTTTTGGTCAGACTTGAAAGTACATGATGTTAATAGCATAATATTGCACAACCATACTAATCTATTGACTATCAGTCATATGGATTTATTATATGGTGATAAATTTTTAGTAAATGATGAAGATTAAACAAGAAATACCTGAATGGTTTAACGGTCAAATATACGAAAAAGGAAATGAAGTTACCAATAGATTTGGTGGTGACAGTTGCTATTTAAATAACGTAGAACTTAGTATTTATGATTTTATAATAGGTGCTAGTATTATAATGGAAATGGGATTAGATACTGATGTGGATAATCTTAGAAAAGGATTAGATTGGTTCAGGAAAAACAATATTAAAGCCTATATGGCACTATTAGATTAATGGAGTGGGCTATATCAGAAACAGGATTAACACTTGCAGCGGTAGCTGTATTAAAAATAATATTTATAATAATAGCAATAATAGATATAAAAAGACAATAATATGGGAACAAGAGCAACAATACATATTGCTAAACGTGAAGAAGGAGTATCGTTTAGTGAAATACCAGAGAATAAATTAGTAAGTATTTATCATCACTACGATGGTTATCCTGAGTATTTAGGTGTGACAATAGCTGATTATATTGATGGTAAGAGAATAGTTAATGGATTAGGTGGGGATAGAGGTGGTATATTTAATGGATTAGGCTGTTTAGCAGCTTCATTAATTGCGGAACTAAAAGAAGAAGCTGGTAATGTGTATATAGATAATCTAGATTGCCCTCATGGTGGGTTAGATTATGAATACGTTGTGTGGGGTGATACAGGTAAAGATGTATGGATTAGCATATTTGATTACAATAGAAACTGCATATTTGTAGGTAAACCAAGTAAATTACAAAATAAATACGAAGAGTAATGGATAATATATCTGATGACAATTTGAAAAGATTAGCTAAGTTTATAGCAGAAGAACTTATAAATTTAGCTAAAAATACACAACAAGAAGATTGGCTTGAAACCAATATAAGAGATAACACAGTAGGTGAGTTAGCACGCTGTGTCACACTTCAAAATCTATATTTAGATCGTGAAGAATATGAAAAATGTGCTATAATGAAAATAAGAATTATGGAGTTATGTGATAGATTAGATATGCATATAGACTCCGATTTAACAAATTTAGAAGATGAAGATGAAATATAAACCAATGTTAGCTTATCCAGTAAGCGCAAAACCAATAGATTACACTGATAAAGTGTATATGCAACCAAAGCTTGACGGCGTGCGTTGTCTTATACAATATGATAAAGGTAAAGTTACCGCTTATTCACGTACAGGTAAAGTGTGGAAAAACATAGACCATATACTAAACGATTTAGAACCGTGGTTTAAAAATAACCAAATAGTTGTACTTGATGGCGAACTGTATAATCATGATCTAAGAAATGATTTCGAACAAATCATATCTATAGTCAGAAGACAAACTCCTGATGATATAGACATGCTTAATTCAGTTGAAATGGTACAGTTTCATTGTTATGATATAATACATCCTGACAATGACTGTTTCGATGTCAGAAACAACTTTATAAAGTTCTGTTTACCAGAAAGTTATTGCGTAAAACACGTTAGTGCATGGATTGTTAGTAACGAGGAAGAAGCTAAAGGAATGCATAAAGCTAATTTAAATAACGGTTATGAAGGTTCTATTGTAAGACTAAATACGCCATATCAACAAAAGCGTTCACATAGTCTTAGAAAGTTCAAAGATTTTAGCGATGCTGAAGCTAACATAGTTGGTTATGAGGAAGGTAAAGGCAAGAGAGCCGGTACGTTAGGCAAGTTTATAATGCAAGATGATGATGGAAATCAGTTCGGCTGTCCACCAGGAAAAGGTCATAATTATAAAGATCTTGCATTAATGTTACAAAACGTCCATGAATATATGGGCCAACGTGCCACCTTCACTTTTTTTGAAAGAACTAAAGCAGGTAGTTACAGACACCCGCTATTTAAATGTATAAGAAATTATGAATAAAAGATTAAAACTAACAATAGATAAGTTTAATAAAATAAACTACAAAAAAGATAATTCTAAAAGAATTATTATAGGAACCTTAAAACCAAACTGTGACAACAGCCTGAAAAGATCTAAATAGTAACAGGCTTATGTCACAAATAATACATGGAGAGAAAATTTGATTACTTAATTAATAATCGTGTAATATGGAGAAGAGATCCTATTACAGACAAGCCAGATATAGAAACAGATCAGTATCTATTCTACAAAGATGGTACATACCAGTGTTATAATCTATTTAGAAGTAAAGCTAAAATAACAACTTACAGGAGTTTAAAGTGGCATATGTTAGTGTTATGGCATTTAAATCTTGATTGGGATGAACACAAAGCTATGGATATAGCAATGTATATAACTGACAAAGAAAATGGTTTTATAACATTTAATATTAACAGATGGAATGTAGCTAGACTTATAGATGATTTAAGTGTTGTAGATTTAGAACATCCACCAACAAATAAACTTAGAAAGATAATATTTAAATGGGATTGTGGGTTAACTAAATCAGAGAAGTTGAGTATTGTAGGTCAATTAATAGGTAAAATGAACGGTATAGATAAGTCAGATATATATGAAGCTATGACACAAATTAATTACGAGGGTTATAAGATAATAATATCAAAACTTGCAAAAATGTTAAATGTGACACCAAGAACAATATACCGTCATATGAATAACGAATTAAAACAAGAAAAAGAAAGATTAAACGAAGAAATATGAGAATATATATAGATATGGACGGAGTTATTACTGACTTTAAAAAAGGTCAAGAATACCAAGGTTACAAACTTAGTAAAAGACCAGATCTTGTAGTAAACTACAGAACATTACCAGTAATGGAAGGTGCTATAGAAGTTTTAGCCGAGCTAAATGCAGACCACGAGATTTTTATAGCATCAACTCCTCCTTGGACAAGACCTGAAGTATGGGGTCATAAAAGAGAATGGCTTGAAGAGCATTTTCCATACTTAAAACGTAGGTTAATTCTTACACATAGAAAAGATTTATTAATCGGTGATGTTCTAATAGATGATACTAGATTCAGAGGTCAACCAGATTTCCAAGGTAATTGGTTTTGGTTTAATAAGAACTGGGACAATAGAAACTGGAGTGCATGTTTAGAATATATTAAAAACTTAAATGAAAAATATGAAAAAGTATAATGTACAGAATTATGTAAGATATAAGCACGATATGAGTGCTGAATTACAAAGATTACCTGATCTACCTTATGAAGAGTTGAGTAGAGATCAATTAATAACTAGATTTCTACCGCTTGTAGAAAATTTAGCTAGGAAATTCTCAACAGCTCAAGCGGCTAGTGGCGTTATGACTATTAATGATCTTTTACAAGAAGGTAATTATGGTTTAACGGCTGGAGCGGATAGAATAGATTGGGATACTATATTAGTAGCTAAAGATCAAGAAAAAACTTTAAAATCTTTTCTATCAAAAAGAATTAAAGGTGCTATACGAAGAGGTATTGATAGCAATAGAGGTAGCATGAGAATACCTGAACACAAACTAAATGAAATCAGAAAAGATTTCGGTGAAGATAAAAAAGCTGTAGAGTTATTTTTTAACTCAGTGTTTACAAGTCTTGATGATGGTACACCAGAGCAACAAAATGCTGCTTATAATATACCAGATAAAAATAATTATAACAAACAATTATTATCAGTGTATATAAAAGCTTTAATGTTACAATACTTAAATCCTAAAGAGTTTCAAGTATTAAGACTATCATACGGGCTTGACTGCGAAAAGCATTCAGCTAAAGATATTGCTGATATTTTAGGGATAAAAGGTAGTAGCTCTTACGTGCGTATTTCACAGCTAAAAAAACTTGCAATTGATAAACTAATCGAGAAAGTTGAGTACTCGCAAGTGGTTGACTATCTGTAAGTTACACTCGATCCACTAATGTAAATATTAACAAAGATATGTAATTATATCTATAGACCAAAACCAATAAACCATGAAAGATTTAAACCAAAAATTAGCAGTCATACAGACTGAACTAAAAGCAAAAAAGTCTTCTTATAATTCTTTCGGAAAATACTATTTCCGAAAAGCAGAAGATATACTCGAGGCAGTAAAGCCTTTTTTATTACGAGAGAAAGTATCAGTTAGAGTAGAAGAAGAATTAATTGATACAACTCACGTACCTGTAATTAAATCAACAGCCATCTTGTCTGATGGTGCAAATTCAATCACAGCAACAGCAATAGTCGGTGTAGACCTTACACAAAAAGGTATGCAAACCGCACAACAATTTGGAGCGGCTTCATCTTACGGGAAAAAGTATGCATTAGGCAACTTATTTCTAATTGATGATACGGCCGATGCTGACTCGACTAATAGTCATGGGAAAGCAAGCAGAATTGTGAATAAAGCTAAAGTTAAAATGACTGAAGACCAATACAAGAAAGCGGTTGATTTTGTTAAAGGAGGAGGTAGCATAACAGCTATTGAATCTAAATATACCGTTACACCCGAACAAATGAAAACATTAAAAAACGGAGTTAATGGATAAAAAAATAATTGAGAAATTAAAACAGGACGAACATTACTATGGAGACTATGGTAAGCAGTTCTTAAGTAATTCAGATATATCAATATTACTTAAAAACCCTAAATTATTGCATAAAGAAAAACAACGTACTACAGCTATGGTTGTAGGTGGTTATTTTCATACAGCAATACTAGAACCTGATAAACTTAAAAGATTTAAGATTATAGAGTCTAGCACTAGAAATACTAAGAAATATAAAGAAATGTCTGAAGGAGAGATCTGTTTATTACAGCATGAGGTTGATAAAATAGAATTGATGACAGAGATTGTAATGGATAATAATATATGTAGAGGTCTTATAAAAGGGGACTTTGAAGTCCCTGGTGTTACAGAGATATTTGGTAACAAATGGAAAGGTAAAGCAGATATTATTAACCATGAAGAAAAACTTGTCATAGATCTTAAGACAACTAGTGATCTTGATAGATTCAGGTGGTCAGCCTCTAAGTTTAACTATGATAGTCAAGCTTATATCTATAGTAACCTATTTGGTTATGAGATGTTGTTTATGGTAATAGACAAAGAAACGCATCAAATAGGTTTGTTCGACTGTTCACCGGACTTTTATAAATCTGGTGAAGAAAAAGTACGTAAAGCTACTGACGCGTACGATCTGTTCTTTAATACAGAAGATTTTGACAGTAAGCAATATTTAATAACAAAAACCTTATAAACCGATGGGATATAAAATGAAAACCTGTTTGATATCAGGTAAGAGATTTAAAGCAACGCAAGATAATTTTTATTACAATGCTAACTCTCCTGATAAATTACACCCGTATCATAAAAAATATGATGATTTTAGACGTACAACGGGAGCGTCTGTTAATAAAGTAAAAGAATTAGTTAACTTAATAAATGGATAAATATGGCAAGTATAATAAAAGCTTCAATAAATCTTTCTGAAATACCGAAAGATAAAATATTTGTAGGTAAAAAAGGTAAATACCTACCTATAACAATAACGCTTAATGATGATGTAGACCAGTTTGGAAATCAAGGTCCAGTGGTTGTTGAGCAAACGAAGGAAGAAAGAGAGGCTAAGGCTTCTAAGACTTACTTGGGTAATGTAAAAGTAGTGTGGACAAACGGTGAAAATGTTGGTACCGCACCTAGAGATAATCAACCGCAAGCAGCGCCTCAGGCTTCTGCTGCAGCTAAAGAGGATTTACCATTTTAATATGAATATAGAGAATACAGAGATCAATGGATTTAAGATTGACCAGTTCAATCAACACGGTTTAGAAGCGGGTAAAACGCAGGGGATATGTCCTCTGTGTTCCCACAATAGACAACCTAAAAACAGAACAGCACAATGCGCTTCTTACGATTGGGAACGTGGTCTCGGTACCTGTCATAACTGTGATACTAGTTTTCAATTACATACTTACCAACGTAAAGGTAATGCGACTAGAGAATATGTAAAACCAATACCGGTTGAAATATTTGAGCCAGTTAAAGACAAGGCAGTTGAATGGTTTAAGACTAGAGGCATATCACCAGCTTCCCTTCGTGACTTAAATGTTACCACAGGTGAAGAGTATATGCCTCAAACTGGCCAAAAAGAAAATACTATACAATTTAATTATATTATGGGTGAAGAACTTATTAATATAAAGTATAGAGATGGTAGAAAAAACTTTAAACTGTACAAAGGTGCTGAAAAAATATTCTATAATATTAATAGTATTGTAGGATATGACTGGTGTGTTATCACAGAAGGTGAAATGGATGCTCTAGCATTACACGAAGCTGGAATTAAAAACGTGATATCAGTTCCTAACGGCGCTACGTTAAATAATAATAATTTAGATTATTTAGATAATTGTATTGATTATTTCGAAGATAAAGAAAAGATTATATTAGCAGTTGATGCTGATGAGGCTGGACAAGCTTTAAGATATGAGTTCATTAGACGTCTTGGCGCTGAGGTTTGCTACTTAGTAGATTTCAATGGTAATAAAGATCCTAATGACTTTTTAATAGAACACGGAGCAGAAGAACTTAGAAAAGTTATAACATCTGCTACTCAAGTTCCATTAGAAGGAGTTTCAACTCTTAGAGACTTAGAAGCTGATTTATTAGACTTTGTACACAATGGTTTTAAACCTGGTTTTCAAGTTGGTTTAGATAATTTCGATAAGATATTTTCTACATATACCTCACAGTTTATTACTGTAACAGGTATACCATCATCAGGTAAATCAGATTTTGTAGACCAAATGTGTATAGGTTATAATAAAAACTACGGATGGAAAACAGCTTTTGCGTCACCAGAGAACAAACCTAATTTTTTGCATGCTCATAAGTTGATACGTAAGACATGGGAAGGTATGCCAACAAAAGATGATATTGGTTCTGCTAAATGGAAACAAGTCACAAATCATATTAATGATAATTACTATTTTATTGATATGGATAGGTATACATTAGAAAATGTATTACGTAAAGGCGCTGAGCTTGTTAAACGTAAAGGTATTAAATGTTTAGTCATTGATCCTTTTAATAAGATTAGAGATGTTGACTGCAAGACAGAAGATGTTAATCGTTATACTATGGAGTATTTAACTAAGATCGAGACGTTTGCTAAAAAGTATGATGTATTGGTTATGGTTGTTGCTCACCCTACTAAAATGTACAGAGACAAAGAAGGTAAAATTGAAGAGCCAACAATGTACAGCATTAAAGGTGGCGGTGAATGGTATGATGCTAGTTACCACGGTTTATTAGTTCATAGAGATTATGAAGCTCAAACCGTTAAAGTTAAGGTATTGAAAGTTAAATTTCAAAACCTTGGTGAGAATCAAGCTGAAGCTCATTTTAACTGGGAGCCTAAGTCTGGTAGTTATGTACCAATAGTAACAGAAACTAATGTAGGAGATTTGCCATGGGAAAGTTAGATAATGATAATTGGGACTTTCCTGATCACACAAGAGAAAATAATGATTTAATACCTTATTTTTGGTGTGATGAGAATGATATAATTATAAACCCAGAGTATCACTGTGTGAATGGTGATTCTCAATGGAGAATAGGTATAACAATAAAGGGCAAAAAAAATCTCGACCCTAAAATTTATGACAAAAAAGATGTCATGGAAAAAGTTTACAAATATTGCGAGTATTATTATGATAAATATAGTAACAAACAAATAGAAGCCGCAAGAAGAAAACGTAAACCAATTTGGGGAGATATATACGATCCTAAAAAAAGAAAAAAGATATGATAAATTTTAAAAACGCAGACGGAGCATTTCATTACTATGTTAATCAGATATTAACATTTGGTAAACCATTTGATGATACACTAGCATTATTTAATGTGGGTTTTACTATAAAAAAACCAATGGATAATGTTATTCATGACGGACTTAAAACTAGAAACTGGAAACAGGAATATGCTGAAGCTGAATGGCAGTGGTATTTATCTGGTAACAGAAACGTTCATAAGTTAGAAGATCTTTATGGTAAAGTTCCTGAAATATGGAAACATATGGCTGATGAAGATGGCAATGTTAATTCTAATTATGGTTGGCAATGGAAAAGAAACGACCAATTAGATATGGTTATTCAACTTTTAAAAGACAACCCTAGAACCAGACAAGCTGCAATTAGTATTTATGATGCTAAAGAATGGAAAGCTTATGAGTATGATACTCCTTGTACCTATGCTGTACAATTTACAATTGTAGGTCAAAAGCTTAATATGTGTGTTACGATGCGTTCTAATGACCTCTGGTATGGTTTCTGCAACGATCAATATTGTTTTTCAAAATTACAATTATTAGTTGCCGATGAACTTGGATTACTAGTTGGTGAATATTTCCATTTTGCACATAACTTGCATTTGTATAACAATATAATAGAAAAGATAAATGAATAAAGAATATATATTATACCACATACCAGGTAAAAAAATCGGAGTTACAAATGACTTATATAATAGAGTTGAGTGTCAACAAGGATATGAGGTAGGTGAGTACGAAATTCTAGAATCATCTGAAGATATAGATTATATATCTAAACGTGAACTAGAGCTTCAAAAAGAATATGGTTACAGAGTTGATATGAAACCATATAGTGAATTGTTTAATAATAATAAATTTAATAAGAATATGAAGATAAACGTGACAGAACAAACAACAACATTTCCATGTCCACTTAATAAATTAAAGGGTCAACTAATGGATAACCAAGAAATGAGCTGGGAAACAGATCATGGTACAGTTATATTAGGTCCTGCTCTTACTAAGTGGATAGTTAAGAATGCAGTAACTTCTATGTATAACAATGATAGATGTTATGTATATAATAAAGCTATGCTTAAGTATTTTAAAAACAAACCAACACCTAATCAAGCTCCTGTTGAACATGAGTATGTACCTATGTTTGATATGATTAGAGAATGGGCGGAACAAAGAGGGATATATGAATCCGGTGATGCTAAAACTCAATACGTTAAACTAATGGAAGAGGCTGGTGAAGTTGGTAGAGCTATATTAAAAGACGACGATGACGAGATCATGGACGGTATAGGTGATATGGTAGTTGTGCTAACTAACTTAGCAGAACTTTGTGGTACTACAATAGAGGAATGTACTGAAAGAGCTTATGCTGAGATAGTTAATAGACAAGGCAAGATGGTTAATGGAACATTTGTAAAAAATAATTAATATGAGTAGTAGAGAAATTATGGACGCTAAGGGTTTTATCGTTGATGAAGACGAGTTTAGAGATCCTGTTGTAAAACGTGTAGTAGATAAATTTAAAACTAGATCCGATGAGGGATTTAGAAAATATGGCACGACTCTTCACGAAGAGAGAACAACGAAAATGAAAGGTCTAATGAAATATTTAGTTGATATTCAAGAAGAGCTTATGGATGCAATTCTGTATATACAGACAGCACAAGAAGAACTTAAAGATATATTAGATGAAATATCGAAAGAATAGAAAAAAAGGACCAGTAAGATCAAAGAAGGTTACATATGATGGTGTGACCTTCGCGTCCGGTCTAGAGAAGTATATGTATCAAGCTTTAAAAAAGGCTAAAATAAAAGCTGATTATGAGGGTAGAACATATACTTTAATAGAAGGTTTTGACTTTGAATCCTCAAGTTATGAAAGGCAGTCTAATGGTAAAGGACAGTTTGTAGACAGAGGAAATAAAAAGATTTTACCTATAAAATATACTCCAGATTTTATTGGAGAAGATTTTATAATTGAAACAAAAGGTAGAGCTAATGAAAGTTTCCCAATGAGATGGAAATTGTTTAAAAGATTTATAAACAAATGCTATCCACGTGTGACTTTATATAAGCCTCAAAACCAAAAGGAATGTGATCAAGTAATAGAATTATTAACTAATAAAACGAAATAATATGGATTGGGAATTTAGTATAGGGTTTTACCCTGGATTTCTTTTCGGCTTTAGAACCTACGTTGAAAGGAAAAAAGTAAATTATGTGATGTATCTACCACTAGTAGATTTTTGTTTAACAATAAATAATAAGTAATAAATGAAAGATATAAATAGAAACATACTTTCTGATATCACTGTTCATATGAAATATGCTAGGTACATGCCTGAGTTAAATCGTAGAGAGACTTGGGACGAGCTAGTTGAAAGAAATATGCAGATGCATATCAAGAATTATCCAAAATTAGAAATTGAAATAAGAAAAGCTTATACATATGTATTCACTAAAAAGGTATTACCTTCAATGAGAAGTTTACAATTTGCTGGTAAACCTATTCAAGTGAGTCCAAATAGATTATATAACTGTTCTTACTTACCTGTAGATGGTGTAGATGCTTTCAATGAGATAATGTTTCTATTACTTTCAGGATGTGGAGTCGGTTATTCGGTTCAACAGCATCATATAAAAGATTTACCTATGGTAACAAAACCTTTTATGAAAAGATCTAGAAGGTTTGTTATAGGTGATTCAATTGAAGGTTGGTCTGACGCGGTTAAAGTACTTATGAAAACTTATCTTAGTAATAAGAAGCTTTCCAAAGTAAACTTTGATTATACATGTATTAGACCAAAAGGTGCTAGGCTAGTGACATCAGGTGGTAAGGCACCTGGTCCACAGCCTTTAAAAGAATGTTTAACCAAAGTTGAAGGTATACTTCAATCTAAAGAAGATGGTGTAGCTTTAACTTCATTAGAGGTACACGATATTATATGCCATATAGCAGATGCTGTATTAGCTGGTGGTATTAGACGAGCTGCATTAATTAGTTTGTTTACAGCTACTGATAATGATATGATAGCGTGTAAATCTGGATCTTGGTGGGAAACTAACCCACAAAGAGGTAGAGCAAATAATTCTGCTGTTTTAATGAGACATAAGGTAACTAAAGAGTTCTTTATGGACTTATGGAAAAGAGTTGAATTATCTGGAGCTGGAGAACCTGGTATATATCTTAATAACGATAAGGATTGGGGAACTAATCCTTGTTGTGAGATAGCACTTAGACCATTTCAGTTCTGTAATCTATGTGAAGTTAATGTATCTGATATTGAAGATCAAAATGATTTTAATAACAGAGTAAAAGCTGCTGCGTTAATTGGAACGTTGCAAGCTGGATACACCGACTTTCATTATCTTAGAGAAATATGGAAAGAGACAACAGAAAAAGACGCTCTTATAGGTGTGTCAATGACAGGAATAGGGAGTGCCGCTGTGCTCCAAATGGATATGAAGGACGCTGCAAATATCGTGACAAAAGAAAATGCACGAGTAGCAAAGATCATAGGGATAAAAGCATCAGCTAGATGTACAACCGTAAAACCTGCAGGGACAACATCTCTGGTCCTCGGGACATCATCGGGTATTCATGCTTGGCATAATGATTATTATGTTCGTAGGATGCGTGTAGGGAAAAACGAGGCTATATATAAATATTTATCTAAGTCACACCCTGAATTAATTGAAGATGAGTACTTCAGACCACACGATACAGCTGTTATTTCTGTACCACAGAAAGCTCCAGCTGAATCAATACTCAGAACTGAATCACCATTTGATACTCTTGAAAGAGTAAAACGTGTAGCATTAGAATGGATACAACCTGGTCATAGACGAGGTAGTAATACGCATAATGTATCTGCTACAATATCTCTTAAAGAAAATGAATGGGATGAAGCTGGGGAATGGATGTGGAGTAATAGAGAATATTACAATGGGTTATCAGTATTACCATACGATGGTGGTACGTACACTCAGGCTCCGTTTGAGGACATTAACGAAGCTGAATACAACAAAATGTCCAAAGTGTTATCTGATATTGATTTAACGAGAGTTATTGAAAGTGATGATAATACAGATCTATCAGGCGAGTTAGCTTGTGCTGGTGGAAATTGTGAAATTGTTTAATTTAAAATAATATAATATGAATTTAGGAAATTTAATGGAAACTATAAAAGATGAGGTAAGTGTAGCAATACATGAAGCTGATAAGTTTAGCGCTGGTAATAAAGCAGCTGGTACTAGAGTTAGGAAACATATGCAGAATATAAAAGGTATAGCCCAGAATATTCGAACTGAAGTCCAGCATACTAAAAATAGTATGTAAATAATAAAGGGAGCTTAATTGCTCCCTTTTTTTTTAACAGTTCCATCTTCTTCTAGCAGCTTTACCTCTTTCGCTTTTCCAACTTCTTGATCTAGCGCAGAATGATTTTCTACGATTAGCTTTTTTACTACCTGGTTTTAATTCAGATGGCTTAGTAGTAACAGCGGTCTGCAATTTACTTCCTGGATTTTTACGTTTATATTCATCAACGCCTTTTTGAGTCATACCTCCACCAGCTGCAGCACCAGTTCCAGTTGGTCTAGCTTTATTAAAATTTTTACCAGGACCTATAGTACGTCTTGGTTCCGCTGATTTTTTAAAAGGATTATTTGATTGTATATATGCCATTATTCTCCACATTTTTTAGAAGGATCATCTACTCTTCTCCAGTCTTCTTTTTGAAACCAGTCTCTTAACGTAGCACCTTTTTTTCTAGCGCCTTTAACGTTTGTTTTAGATGATCTTTTATATTTACCCTGTGCACCAGCTGCCTTTTTAGAGCTAACTAGCTCTTGCCTTTTTTCTTTACTCATGCCACGTATCTTAGCTGCAGGTAAACAAGTTTTAGTTGTACCACCACCTTTTTGTTTTTTCATTGGCGAAGACTTACGGCAACTACCTTTAGAGCCTTTAGCTGTACCAGGTACTCTTTCGTAACCTTTCCAACATTTCAATGGTGAGGCTTTTGCATGTTTGTACATTTCGTTACCTAGCATTTCACCCATTTTACTATCAGATTTGTAGTGAGCTTTAGCTATTCTTCTACTATCAGAAATGTTTTTACCAGCCTTAATAAATTGTTTGGCTGCTTTAGGGTATTTATCTGCTAATACTTTACCTATTAAAACGCCTTGAGTTGAATGACCACTAGGATATGATGGTGTTTTCATAGAGTTCATTTCATAGTCTGCCATACGTATACCTAATTTTTTAGCCATTACTTTAGGTCTAGGTCTATTAAAATGCTTTTTTAACTTAGTTATTATTGGTGCTGATTTTTTAATTAAATCACCTACTAGTTTAGAGTCGTAGTTAGTTATATTATTTTTAGCAGCTATATCAGCAAAGGTTTTTTCTATGTTATCGTACTTTTGAACAGAAGACTTATTCATAGGTATACTATTAAGCTGCTTTACCTCCTGCATCGTATTAAACGAGTTGTCAGAAGGTGGTTTCATTCTTTTAAATCTATCTATATTAAAACCCTTAAACATTACTTACTACCTCCGTATTTACTTGGGCCACCAGCTTTAGTACACCTTACGCCCCATCCAGAAGCGTAAGCGCTTGGCCATACTTTAAATTTTCTTTTTGCTGCAGACTTACAAGGTCCGCTAATACCTTTTTTTAAAGGACTATCTATAGCTTTATCTATTTTACTAGCTTGATCAGCGTGTAGTTTACTAGCTTTTTTTAATTGAGTAGATACTTTAGATAAAGATCTTTTGCTTATTTTTTTAAATGGATTAGCCATTTGCTCCGCCCTACGTCTACCACACCCGGTTATAGGTATCGGATTATTCTTTTGTACATAAGCCATAATTAATCTATTTCGTCTACGTTGCTTTCGTACTTGTCTTTAGCCATATCTCTAATAATGCTATTAACATCAGCTGGCCCAAAATCATCTTCTTCTCCACCGCCTCCAGTGTCGCTTAAAGATTTAATTTTGTTTTTTATATCACTAACTGGTAATTTATATTTATCAGAAAGACTTTTAAAATAGTCATCAGACATAAATTCAGGTTTTTCAAATTTAGGAACTACCTTATCATCATTTCCATTTTTTTTAAATACACCTCTACCTTTTAATACATCAGCTTGAGTTACCTTGCCATCACCTGTTAAATCAGGAAAATTCTTTTTAAAAGGATTATTACCAAATCCTTTTGCTTTCATTTTAAATGCCATAATTATTGAAATTTATTTAGTGTTATAGTATCAACCGAGTGTTGTACTGTTTTTTTGTCAGCGTCTAGTTTAAACATTACATTAGGATTAAATCTTTCTTTTTCAACGCCATTATCAAATATGATTACAGTTGGTATAGCTGTAACGTTATAATTCATTTGGATGTCCATATAAGACATAATATCGATTCGATATACATTACATCCTTTTAATTTAATTAATTCATTAAACTGATTCATTTGATTCCATTCAGCCCAGAATTCAATGATTGTTATATCTTTAGCTATTTTATCTTTAAAGTTATCAGCAGTAACAAAATCTTGACTAAATGCTGTTCCACATAAGAACATGAACACCATCATTAGTATATAAAGGTAATTAGATACGTCTATTCTTTTAATCATTTTCTTAAATCTTTTATTTCCTCTTTCATTTCATCTATCTCCTTTACTAACGCATCAATTTGATTACGAGCCATTTGATCTTTCATATTAAACTCCATACGGGTTGGTGGCCAAGAATTACTAGCGGCTGGATCACCCATATCTATAGTATAAGTACCAGTACCTGGTTTAGGTTTTTCTAAAGCTTCTTCTACTTTATCCTCAAGTTCTACAAACTTAGAATTAATACTACTCATTAAGCCAAAATAAGCAGATATAACAGTCGCAACAGCAACTACTATAGTTATTAATGTTTTAATACTAATTTGAAACTTACTTTCTTCTGAAATTTCTTTTGCCATTTTACTTTAGTTTGTATTTGATTTTACCATCTTCAATGTACAATCCTTCTTTTTCTTTTATTGCCTGCCCATTAATATTATAGATTACACTATTTTTATTATATTTATTTATAAGTTCAGGTATATTTGAAGTACAAGGTAAGCCCGTATCACAATCTAAATATTCTGTATTTATAATCTCTACATATTCCACAATAGTATCAGTAGTAAAAAACTCTATATAAACAGTCTCTGTTTCTACTATTGTATCATAAACAAATACATCTACATACTCAATAATATCAATGTACATAGTATCTAAAGCCCCGTCCATCCACAATGTATCTGTAACAAATATTTCTTCAAATATAGTTTCATATTCAATTTCTACTATAGTATCAAAAAGTATTTGAGTGATATACTCCGTTTGGTATATAGTATCTGTTTGGAATAAAGTTTCATAGATATAAACTGGTATGTCTACGTAAACCGTATCACATGGTGGAGGTGGTGGAGGAGCACAATCAGTTGCTACTGTTGGTACAGCTTCAGCTTCATCAGATCCATCTACACAGTCTTCCCATCCATCATTTAAATAAAATAAACCTTGAAAACCATTAGGTACACATCCATTTGGAGAATATTGCGTCCAGTTTGCTGGATCATCTCCACAATAAAAACCGTTTTGTTCAGCGCAGTCTAAGCATAATTGTTGAAAGTCGTATTGCGAATAAGCGAACGAGCTTATAAGCGCAAATAATATTATAATGTATTTTTTCATAGTTTTAGTTTTAATTTATTCAAATGTTCCCATACCTGGTAATTTACCATATAATTCTATATATGCTTTCTTTTGTCTTTCTAAAGCGCTTTTTAACATGCCTATAGCCTTGTTATTACCCTCTTTCTCAAATCTAGCTATCTCCTTTCTAGTCATCCGCATATCATGTGCCATCTCTTCCTTCTTACTTCTACCAGACCCTGGATCTTGATTTTCAGCTATTTTCTTTTTATCATCTCCGTTTGTTTTTGTAAACGCGGAAAAACCTTTCATTTTAAATGCCATATCTTATTTATTTTTTCTTCTTTCTATTTCTTTTTTAAGTTTATTCATTTGAGATTCATACCTTGCTATCTCACTTTTATCACCCCTCTCTTTAGCCTCCATATATTCATTATCCATAATTCCGTCCAATTCTCCCTCTAATCTATATAAAGGCATTTTTTGCATTTCAGTTTGAGGTGTAGAATCAGTATGTTCACTACCTTTATAACCTCTAGTTTGAGTTTGTGGTTCATATCCCTTACTGTCAAATATCTTTTTCCCTTCTTCGTCTAAATCTGATCTTCTTACCTTATCTTCATACTCACGGCCACCAGCCTTTGTTTGTGGTTCATAATCTTTATCTGTTTTTTTGGTAAAAGCAGAAAAACCTTTCATTTTAAATGCCATATCTTAAAATATTAAATAGTTAAACCCAAATTTTACTTCGTATATTTTTTTACCCCAATACTTCATGTGGGTTCCTTCCACGAATAAACCAAGGTTTTTTGTTATTTTAGTTCCAAATACTAAACCAGCATCCCATTCTATAGTACTACCTTCATAATCATATGAGTAGTCATCTAAACCACGATGGTAAGGTAAACAATTATACCATGCGTGTATCCATAATGTTGGTGTATATTTATAATAAGCTAAACCTATAACAGCGCTAAGCTCTTTCTGCATTCCTAGCTTATCTAATTCTTGTGCATTAAACCTTGCTACAGCATCTCCAAAATGCCAGTTGTAAAATTCATCATTTGATGTAGCAATTAATATAGAATCACCGCTACTAACATCATACCAGTTTTGATCTACATAAAAACCCTGTACCCATTGCTCTGATGCATAACCAAAATCTTCAGCTAATTCTTGAAATGTTGATTCACCTGGTGTCCAGAAATCTTCAATAGGATTTATACCATATACTGGGTGTATTCTAAATACAGTACCAACGGTTAAATCCCAATTACCTTTATTGAATCTAAATCTATAATCTAAAGAAGAGTATTTTAAATTTACTCTTTGATTGTCTGTGTATTGCGCTTTGACAACGAAAAGGTTTCCAAGGTACCTAAGCCAGAAATTTTGCTCAGTAAACTTGTCACCGCGATTCCGTATAAAAGAATAATTAAAAAGGTACTCCCAACCAGGAGCGTTACCAACAGTAACGTTGTCTGCAGTATTTCTTTCAGTACCTGTATACCATGTTTGACGTTTTGTTTCATAATCGAATCTTGCTATTTTGCGCAGGCCTAGCGTTAAATTGTAGTCGTAAGGTGAGACCCACGTTACATCCTCATAACCTTTATCTACAGCTATATAATCTTCTCTTTCTGTAAATGGTGTATTAGTTGTTATTGATGTATAAAAAGTAGAGTATTTAAAAAACTCTTGTGCACAACATTTTTTAGGTGTAGCACATGATATTAGTAATACTACTAATAGTAATAATATTTTTTTCATTATATAGTTTTATATGTTATTGTTACTTCTTCTCCACATTCTATAGCTTCAGCTATACGTGGATATATTCTTTTATATGCTTGAGTGGATTTACCTATAAATCCATTTGTTACTATTTGGTTGTTTTCCTGTGAGTCACCTACCAACAAACAACCTGCTGTATGCTCATCGGTGTTTCCACAATGGATAAGTATATACTCAAAGCCAGGAACATCAAGAACATGCAACATACCAATATG